ATGTTCAAATCCAGATTTTACTCTAGGAAGCAAAATACGCTTAAATCCAAGAAAACTTGAATCTAATCGTATTAAATCAGCAATTTCCTTAAAAAGTTCTACGGCAACTGGTTCTATTTCTTTCAATAAACCAGTTGGTAATGTTGCTACTTCATTTATTTGTTCTATTTCTTCTGTTATAACATTTTCAAATACTTTGTCATATTTAATATCTTCAATATTTATAGAATCATCATTAAATAATATATAATCATTCCAATTATTACTTATCCTATTTTTTAAACCATCAACGCCATTATTAAATAAAAATAAAGAAGCGTATTTATCACCACCTAAAATTCTTGATAACGTTTTATAAAAAAGATAACCACTATATGCAAATTCAATAACTTCATCAGATTTTTTATTCAACCTATCTAACGCTTCTACAATTTTATTAACTATATTTTCTTCAACTGGACTCTTCATATCTATCAAAACATAATCTTTTTTATCTTTAAAAAGTTTTACTTTATATAAGTAATCACCGTACTGATTATGTGGTATATTATCAGAAAAATAAAGCCCATATCCATACCTTTGTTTATTACTATCAACACTAACATTTGATATATCAAACTTATGAAAATTTTTTGAACTTCTGTGATAAGCTATTATTTCTTCTGTTATAACAGATTCAAATACTTTATCCCAAAACTTTCTTGTTATCATGTGAAGTGGTCTTAACTCACCTTCTTTTTTCTTTTTCACTTCAATCATTTCACCACGTTTTATATTCATTCTTGCAATAACTGTATTAAAAATCTGAGCATCAAACCAACCAAAAATAGAAATAAAACGAGATTTTAATTCTGTTAATTTAGCTGTTCTATCACCCAATGCCTTTTGAATATTTTCCTGATTCATTTGACCAAAGCTAGGTATATTATAAACAACATGATTTGTAATTGTATAATATAAATAAGGATTCTGAATATCTTTGTACGGTAAATTAGATGCTTTATTATACTTAGTTAACCGTTTGAATTGATTTAACTTACCGATATTATCTTTCCCAACGGCATATATAACCACGGTATGCGTTGGATCGAAGTCTTCCAACAATTCGAGTGGGTTATACGGATTTGTTGTTTTAATAACATTCTTCACATTATGACGCTTCATTATAGCATTTTTTTCTGCAAACGTAAGTGGTTTTCTTATAGCATCTTGCATATCATCGGTAACAATGTATACATTATCTGAACCAAACTTACGGCACAATCTATCATATTCTTCTTTATGGTGCAAAGCCATTGGATTAAAAGTACCTGGATATAAAACAATAATCTGCTTATCTATCAAATCATTTTCATTGAAGATAGCAAGATTCATTTCTTTTATAAGTTGTAATACTTTATTTTTCAAGAAACTTCTCCATTCGGTTGTACCGAAGTTCTTAATTCATTAGATGGTTTTGTTGGCCATACAACTTCGTCTGGTGTTGCAAAATTTGTTATATCTCTCAAAGCTTGACGATATACTCTCCATTCTTCTTTTTCTTGTGCTAATAATGGAGAATCTTCGAGTTGTGTCCAATCGGACTCTAACAAATACACATTTCTTTGAGAACGAATATTTTCCCAACGGCTTTCTATTTCTTTTTGAATTTGTTCTTCGGTTTTTTCTTTAAGAAGTTGATATTCAATTACACCTTCTTCAGTTATTACAACAGTTGAACCATCTGTATAATTTGTTTCAGTTTGTTGTGCAGGAATAAATGTGTATTTATACCAACCGTACTGACGTAATGACTGGTCATCGAGTAAATCAAAGTTTGATATATTACCCCAAGATTTAGGCAACGGCATTGGAAATCCTTTTATTTCACCGTTTTCTACGTGTACATAATGCATCTTAAATCCAATAAGTTATAGAAATAGTTATATCCATAAATATAGTTAACCTACCGATTTCCATAGTTCTTCCCAATCAATGTACTTGTCTTTTTGTTCTTCAAAGCCCATGTGAAGTGCAAGTGATGGTATTGGCGTAAATAATTTTGCTTCCCACCGCCAAATATGGTTAATAGTTGTTCCTTCATGGATTTTATTGTGCTCACCCCACTCAGTCATATATTCTGTTGCGAGTGTATAAAATCTACTCCAATGTTTTCTAATTAATTCAGGTGAACATAAAAATACAAATGTACTATATTCATTTGTTCTAAATCTTCTGTTCTTACCCAAAACAACTCTACATGGCGCAATATATTGTGGTAAGTAGTTATCTGGATCATCAAACGGGTGAATTGCAACTTCTAAACCAAGATTTTCTTTAAACTCTCTATACCCATCAACCATTTCTTCTATTGCTGTTGGAAAATGTAAATAATCATCTTCCACAAAATAAACTAAATCTGCATCTGAAGCCCTTCCTCTTTCAAATTGTTCATAACCAGAAGCGTTCCATCCACGTAATTCCAACGGAACAAATTCAACTTCATGTTTTGATTCTGAAAATATAACGTGTAATTTATCAATGGTTGATTGTGAAGAATGGTCATCAAGCCAAATAAATCTAACTTTACCATCGTAATTGTTTGCTGACTTCACTAAGGACTTTACACATTTACAAATAAGAGTTGTTTTATCAGTTCCACAATATCTACCACTTGGAGAAGCGTGAATATCTATAAAATCATGTGTTCTTAATATAATATCAACACTTAAATTTTCTTTTTCAACCATGTTATACCTCTTATTATATTAAAATCATTTCCAAAACATTCTCTTACCGCAGCAGGAACACCTGCCCAAATATCAAAATCATCGCCAGCAATATAACCACCTTTTTTTACTTTCGGATACCAATGTTCAATATCTTGCTTCACACTAACATAATCGTGTGCACCATCTATATAAACAAAATCTAAACTTTCATCTTCATATAGTTTAGATGCTTCTACCGAAGTCATTCTTATCGGATTAACAACCTTATTAATAGGTTCAATGTTATGTATAAATTCATTGTAAAGTCCGTCTGGTATTTCAAGAAGTGGTTCATAGTGTGAAGATTTAGGATTTGTATGTTCTTCTGAACCTAACCACGTATCAACACAATCGAATTTAATTTTTTTACCGCTATTTAGTATTTCTACACCCATAAAGCAAGAACTTCTTCCTTTCCAACTACCTATTTCAACAAAATGGTAATTATCTGTATCATTGCAAGAATCAACCATCTGAGTGTATACATTCTCTTGGACAAACCATCCATGTATGTAGTGATAATAATGTGGCATCATTTGTGGTTTTCCGCTAATTTAGTGAGTTCTTCTCTGATTTTAGCGAATGGTGCTTCCCATTCTCCATATTTTTCTTGTCTGAATAATCTTACTGAGTCATACCATCGTGAAGTATCACCTGGTACTACCCATGTGTAGTAAGGCATAATCGGTGTAACTATCCAAGTTGGAACTCCCATAGCAGCGGAAAGGTGTGCGATTGAAGTACATGAAGTAATTATTACATCACATCCCGCAATAATAGAAGCAGTATCGTCCCATGTTTTCATTTGATCACGCATATCGCCAAATGGAAGTCCATCTACACAATTTTCATCTCTTTGTAAAGAATAAAATGTTGTATTTGGAACATCATGTAAGTCTATCATTAATTCTGGATTAAATCTTCTATGTTGTTCATCTTCAAACTCAGGTGAACCACTCCAACGAATACCAACTTTCAAATTTCCTTTCTTAGAAAATAAATTTCTTTTTTCTTTCGTAAATAAAAAAGGTTTTCCATCTAAATCCTCATACTCCATATCTAAAACATAGGCAGCGGACATTGCAGGAATCCAATAATCATAGTGGCAACCCATAACTACTTCATTATCAACACAAATAAATCCATGTCTTGAAAATAACTCTTTTAATTCTGGAGCACATGAAACTAATACCTTTGCACCCATCTCTTCAAATCGTTTAGCAAAACGAAAGTTAAGAATTTGATCGCCATATCCACCTTCGCATCTAAAAAGAAGTGTTTTATTAGTCAAATCTTCATCTTTCCAAATTTTTCCTGGTAAAGCAGGAAGACCAAACACATTTATGTATCTACCGTAGTTGAAATGTTCAAACGCTTTCTTCATATTGCCTTTTCGCATTTCATGCCAACCCAAATTGAATAAAACTCGTGTATCATTCTGTGGTTGATTTCTCAGAATGTCTTCACTAATTTCTGGATTACCATTAATAGATGCTTCCAATGCCAAATCCAATGGATGCATAGCCTTTTTACTCATAAACGTAACCTTTTTTTATTGTTTTTAATAAATTGATTGTAAATATACAAAATTTAGAGTAGGAATACAAATATTATTTTATTAATATTCAACTATTCCCACTCTGTGATTATATCCTGTACTTATTGTTTTCCAAAAAGTAAGTGAGCCAACCTGTACTGGTGATGATTTGTTTACTGTAGTCCCATCACCTATTTGTCCATAAAAATTGTTATTACCCCATGACCATAGTGTACCGTCTGTTCTTATAATATCAGCACCACTAAAACCACTCATAGCACTTGTCCAATTTGCATCAGCTCCAACTTGTATAGGAGAAGACCTATTATTACCGTCATAAATCCAATAACCCAAGTTTCCATTGTTTGCACCAGCTGAGTACATTTTGTAACTTGAATTTATTACCATTACGTTTGACGTAGCAGAAGAAACTGTAGTCCAATTAGTTAAAGTACCGATTTGAACTGGACTTGAACGAGTTATTGTATCACCGTTACCGTAAGCACCATTCGTATTAATACCCCACGCCCATAGTGTACCATCTGTTTTAATAGCATGAACTTGATTTGTTACTGCTGCAGAAACACTTGACCAATTAGTTAAAGTACCTATTTGAACCGGTGAGGAACGACTAATTGTATCATTAGTACCCAATCTACCAGAATCACCATAACCCCAACCCCAAAGAGTTCCATCGGTTTTTATTGCCATGGCGTTATACGTACCACCTGTAATCTTTGACCAATTAGTCAGAGTTCCAATTTGAACTGGACTTGAACGTGCAGTTACCGTATTATTCTGTCCTAATTGACCTGCAGTATTTAATCCCCATGCCCACAGAGTACCATCGGTTTTTGTTGCAAGAGTAAAATAAACACCAGTAGCAACATCATACCAATTAGTATCAGTACCAATTTGAACTGGTGATGATCTACTCACGGCTGTTCCGTCACCTAATTCTCCATAAAAATTATAACCCCAAGCCCACAGAGTACCATTGGTTTTAACTGCTATAGTATCATATTCACTCATAGAAATTTTAGACCAATTAGTATCAGTACCAATCTGAACTGGACTTGAACGAAGCGCTGTGTTATTAGTTCCTAATCCACCATACCCATTCTGTCCCCATGTCCACAATGTACCATCAGTTTTTATTGCACCACTAATACCATTACCAGCAGCAACACTTGCCCATGTATTAAGAAATCCAATTTGGAATGGAGCGGACTTAATTACTAACTCACCGTGTCCAAGTTGTCCAGCATTATTAACACTTCCCCAACTCCATAGTGTACCATCGGTTGCTAAAGCAATTACATGACCACCTGAAGCAGCTACTGATTGCCAATTCCTTTCACTTAATTGCATAAGGTTTGACCTTGCTGTACTTAGTTTTGCATTACCAAAAACTCCACCAACACCCCAATTCCAAAGAGTACCATCAGTTTTAACGGCAACTGTAAGATTATTTCCTGTTACAAGACCTGACCAAGTAGTAAGAGTACCGATTTGAACTGGACTTGAACGATTAGTAGTTGTTCCATCACCAACCATACCATAAAGATTATAACCCCAACCCCACAGAGTTCCATCGGTTTTTATTGCCATGGTTTGTGATGATTGACCGTTAAACACCTTTGACCAATTAGTTAATGTACCAACTTGAACTGGAGAGGAAAGTCCAAGTGTATTACCAGTTCCTAACTGTCCAAAACCATTATAACCCCATGACCATAAAGTACCATCTGTTTTTATTGCAAAACTTGAATCCCACATAGTCCATATACCAGACCAATTAGTAAGAGTACCAATCTGAACTGGACTTGAACGATTTGTTGTATTGCCAGTTCCTAAAGCCCCAAGTCCATTATATCCCCATGCCCATAGTGTACCATCGGTTTTAACTGCTATGGTTTGTGATTGTGCCGCAGTAACCTTTGACCAATTAGTTAGAGTACCTATTTGAATTGGACTTGAACGTGGTATGACTGTATTGTCACCTAATTGACCTATATTATTTTGTCCCCAACCCCATAGCGTACCATCGGTTTTTACACCCATAGTGAATGAATTTCCCGCTGACAATGAACTCCAATTTACAGCAGATGTTATTTGTATTGGTGACGATTTTATAAGTACAGCACCATAATTTGTACTAAATAAATTATTAGAATTATCAACTCCAATTGAAAATTGATAACCACTACCTGCAATACGCCAATTTGTTTTAGTACCAACTTGAACTGGACTTGAACGATTCGTAGTTGCATCACCATCAATACCAAGTGTACCGTATGTTTGATTCAATCCCCAACCCCATAGTGTACCATTAGATTTTACAGCCATAGAATTTGCATTCGATACTGATATATCAGACCAACTCTCAGATGAAAGTTGAACAGGTGAGGATTTTGGTGTAACATTACCACGAATTATTAAATCTTGAGTACCAGTATAGTAAACAATACCAGCAGTATTCTTTGCTAAAGAATGTGTTTTATTAATACTAAGTTTATTAATGTTTGATACATTTGATATTTGCACAGGTGATGACCTATATGCAGTTGTAGATTCTCCTGTACCAAGATGATATACTTGATTATCACCCCATGCCCATAATGTACCATCTGTTTTATAAGCAATCGTGCTATACCCACTAAGACCTACTGTATGGTTTACAATATCAACACCAGACCAATTAGTTAAAGTTCCAACCTGAACTGGACTTGAACGTGTTATTGGTCGCAGTAATGCATAATCATAAAAATTATTTCCACTTGCGGTATATAATTTATTAGAAGTATTAATTGCTAAAAATGGTTGATTATATGAACTACCATCAGTTGTTGCTATTATTTCTAACCAATCACTTGAGCCACCAATTTGAACAGGTGAGGAGCGATTTGAAGACGCTGCGCCTACTACTTGAATATAGTTTCCCCAACTCCAAAGACTACCGTCTGTCTTTATAGCAAAGCTAGAAGCGTTACCAGCAGAAACTTTTGACCAATTAGTATCAAAACCAACTTGAACTGGAAATGATCTATTATTTGTATCAATACCATTACCTAATTGACCAGAAGTACCTTGTCCCCATGTCCATAGAGTTCCATCGGTTTTTACAGCAATGGTATGTGTTCCTGCTCCTGCCGCAATCGATGACCAATTAGTTAATGTACCTATTTGAACAGGCGATGAACGAGCAATTAATGAATTATCACCTAATTGACCTGAACTATTTATTCCCCAACCCCATAGTGTACCATCGGTTTTTATTGCAAAACCCATATTACCACCGGTTGCAACCTTACTCCAATTAGTTAAAGTACCTATTTGAACTGGACTTGAACGAGATATTGTATCATTCTGTCCAAGTTGTCCATTAAAATTATAACCCCAACTCCAAAGAGTACCATCGGTTTTAACCGCTAACGTAACACCGCCACTACCAACAGCAAAATCATACCAATTCATATCAGTACCAACTTGAACTGGACTTGAACGAGCTGCCTTATCATTTTGTCCAAGTTCTCCATTACCGTTATAACCCCAACTCCAAAGAGTTCCATTGGTTTTTAACGCCATGACATGAGCATTTTCTTTTATTTTTGACCATGTATTATCTGTACCGATTTGTACTGGAGATGATTTAGTAGCATTTGTATTATCACCAACTACACCATTACCATTATTTACTCCCCAACCCCATAGCGTACCGTCTGTTTTTATATAATGACTTGCAGTTCCTTCACCAGTTGATGCAGCAGTTACTTGAGTAGTACCTGACACCTCACCAAATGCGTTGTAATGTTGATCAATACCAAGTTGGGCATTCCAATTCATACCCCATGCCCATAGTGTACCATCGGTTTTAACTGCTAATGAAGAATATGTTGCTCGTGCACAACTAGCCCAGTTGGTTAGAGTTCCAATTTGAACAGGCGAAGATTTATCAGCAGTTGTATTATCACCTAATGCACCATATAAACCACTCCCCCAACTCCACAAAGTACCATCTGTTTTAACCGCTACTCCGCCATTTGCGCCAACAGAAACAGTTGACCAATTAGTAAGAGTACCAATCTGAACTGGACTTGAACGATTAACTAATGAAGTATCACCTAATTGTCCACTTGTATTTAATCCCCAACCCCATAGTGTCCAATTGGTTTTAATAGCCATTGTACTACTTTCGTATGTATCAACTGTTGCCCAATTTGTATCTGTTCCAATTTGAACTGGACTTGAACGTGTCACAGTAGTATTATCACCTACTTGTCCGGTTGAATTCCAACCCCAACCCCATAGTGTACCATCTGTTTTTATTGCAGTTGTGTGTTGCTGTCCAGCTACAACCTTTGACCAATTAGTTAGAGTTCCAATTTGAACAGGTGAAGCATATGTGGTTGTGTTATTTGTACCTAATTGGCCTGAACTATTGTTACCACCCCAAGCCCATAGTGTACCATTAGTTTTAATACCCATTGTATATGATAAACCACCTGCAGTTATGTCAGACCACCCTGCTTCATCTATTGGAGTAAAACGAGTTAAATTAACAGCACCTCTACCAAGAGACCCTTGATTATCAGTACCCCACACATAAAGACTATTATCCGATTTTAAACCAACTGTATGACTTATAGCGTTTACAACTTTCAACCAAGTATCAGTTCCAACTTGAACTGGTGAATTTCTTGAAGTCGTATCACCCAATCCCAATTTACCACCAGAATTTTTACCCCAAGCCCATAGAGTTCCATCGGTTTTAATACCAAATGTATCCCATTGTCCTGCATACACCTTTGACCAATTTGTATCAGTTCCAATTTTAATTGGAATTACTTCTTGTGTAGTTGAACGGCCAAGTAACAGTAAATTGTTATTGTTTGCACCTGTACTATACAGTTCTCCATTTGTTTTCACAGCAATACTATGTAAATTAACACCAGCATAAGCAAATGACCAATTTGTTGCACCCCCTATTTGAACAGGTGATGAAACTGCAGTTGGTAATCCATTTCCTAATTCTCCAATAGAATTCTGCCCCCAGCCCCATAAAGTACCGTCATTTTTTGTTGCAAAAGCCCACCCATAACCCATACTAATATTAGACCAATTTGTAAGTGTACCAATTTGAACTGGTGAAGAATATGAGGTTAGATTATTTGTGCCTAATTGTCCAGAAGCAGCTTGCCCCCATGCCCATAGAGTTCCATCGGTTTTTAAAGCAAGAGTTCCTCTGTTAAGTAATCTTCCTGTTGAAACTTTTGCCCAATTAGTTAGAGTTCCAATTTGAACAGGTGAATCTTTTGGAAGAATTGTACCATCGCCCAAATTACCATCCGTATTTAAGCCCCATGCCCATAATGTACCATTCGATTTTACAGCCATAGTGTAATCATTACCAGCATCTACATACGTCCAATCATTACCACTTCCAACTTGAACTGGTGATGATTTATCGGATGACCAACCTGTTATATTATTACCTGCTTCATATAATTCATTATTATTAATAGCTACAACGTGATCTCGTGTATTTTTTACATTTGTCCAATTTGTAAGAACACCAACTTGAACTGGTGATGAACGTGATGTAGATATAGCATTACCTGCACCAAATGTATAAGAAGAACCATCACCCCATGCCCATAATGTACCATCAGTTTTAACAGCGTGTGTGACATTTGTACCAGCTGCAACCTTTGACCAATTAGTTAATGTCCCAATTTGAACTGGACTTGAACGTGACACAGTAGTAGTATCACCTACTTGTCCAAGGTTATTAATTCCCCATCCCCATAGTGTACCGTCAGTCTTTACCGCCATAGTATGTGATTGACCAGATGCTACTGATGCCCAGTTAGTTAATGTACCTATTTGAATTGGAGAAAATCTTGTACTGACACTATTATCACCTATTTGTCCATTACTATTAAAACCCCAACCCCATAGTGTGTTATCGGACTTAATCGCCATACCGTGTGAAAGACCAGCAGATACAGATGACCATGTGTTACCAGTTCCAACTTGTGTTGGACTTGAACGATTAGCGGTATCAGTAAATAATCCTAATGTATAACCACTTCCATTAAATCCCCACGCCCAAAGTGTACCATCTGTTTTTATTGCAAATGAATTGTTTGTGTTGCTTGATACTTTACTCCAATTAGTTAATGTGCCAATTTGAACAGGAGAGAGTTTAGCAACAACAGTCCCATCACCAAGTACACCAGATCCACCAGTACCCCAACTCCAAAGTGTACCGTCTGTTCTAATACCATGAGAAAATCCACCGCCAGTAGAAACAGTTGACCAATTAGTATCAGTTCCAATTTGAATTGGACTTGAACGAGCAATAAATGAATTATCACCTAATTGACCAGTTGTATTTAATCCCCATGCCCATAGTGTATAATCGTTTCTAACAACTAACGTATGGTTAGTGCTCGTATCATATTCAGTTGGAGTTACTATTTGAACATTAATTTTATTTATACTACCATACGATTGACCATCACCGATATTTCCTCTAAAATTACTACCCCAACCCCATAGTGTACCATCGGTTTTAATTGCCATTGTATGTGAATACCCATTAGATACAAAGTTCCAATTTGTGAGTGTGCCCACTTGAACTGGCGAAGTATATTGGGTTGTATTATTAGTTCCTAAAATACCAGCTGTATTACTACCCCATGCCCATAATGTACCATTGGTTTTTAAAGCAAGAACAGACAATCTTGTTGTTGAAACATTTCGCCAATTTTTATTATCTCCAATTTGTACAGGTGAACTAACGTTAAGTATTGTAACTTTATAACCAGTACCTAAAAAATTACTACCTGCTACTGCATATAAACCGTCCGAACTTAAAGGTAAAGAAATGGCTTGTCCACCAAAAACATTTGTCCAATTTGTCAATGTACCCAACTGAACGGGTGACGAGCGAGTAACAGAAAACATATTACCAACTAAATAATAGCTATTTGAATCATTTCCCCACGCCCAAAGAGTACCGTCGGTCTTTGTTGCAATAGTAAATACATAACCACGAGTAGAAACATTTGCCCAATTAGTTAGAGTACCTATTTGAACAGGTGAAGAACGTGAAACCGATGTATCATCGCCTAAATTACCGTCTGCATTACCACCCCAACCCCATAGTGTACCATCAGTTTTTATTGCCATCGTCCAAGAAGAGCCACCATACACTTTACTCCAATTAGTAAGAGTACCAATCTGAACTGGACTTGAACGATTAACTAATGAAGTATCACCTAATTGTCCACTTGTATTTAATCCCCAACCCCATAGTGTACCATCGGTTTTAATTGCCATTGTATGTGAAAGTCCTGCATCTACCTTTGACCAGTCAGTTAATGTACCTATTTGAACAGGTGATGAACGTGACACAACTGTACCATCACCTATTTGTCCAACATTGTTTGCACCCCATCCCCATAGTGTACCATCGGAACGAATAGCATTACTATTATCTCCTCCAACTGCTATTTTAGTCCAATTACTTGTACCTGGAATTTGCACTGGTAAAGAACGAGTAGTAGTTGTTCCGTCACCTAATTTACCTCCATTATTAGTACCCCAACCCCATAGCGTACCGTCTGATTGTATTGCAATAGTATGTGAATTTCCAGTTTTAACGTCTGTCCATTTATTACTTGTGGTTATTTGAATCGGTAGTGATTTATTTGTAATAGTACCATCTCCTAAGTTATAATTTCCATTAGCTCCCCAACCCCACATTGTTCCATCAGAATTTATTGCAATAACAAAAATATTGTTTCCTGACAATGTTGCCCAGGTTGCAGATGCTGATACTATTGTACCATACGGCATAGATACTTTATTAAAAAAATTAGATGATTGTACTTGACCCAATCTACCACTACTATCATCGCCAAATCCCCACAATGTTCCATCAGATTTAATAGCAAGGGTATGGGATTCACCAGCAGAAGCAGATACATAACTATCTCCATATACTACTTTACCAAATGTAAATGCAGATTGACCATTTCCTAATGAACCAGACGCATTACTACCCCAACCCCAAAGAGTACCATCGGTTTTAATTGCCATTGAATAACTGTCACCTGCCGTAGCAAATGTCCAATTAGTGTCACCACCTACTTGAATCGGTGAGCTGCGTAAAATAATTGGTAAACTTGATAAAGAAGAAGAATGTCCCCAATTCCAAAGAGTACCATCTGTTTTAACTGCTATTGTATGTGAATACCCAACTGATACCGATTTCCAATTGGTAAGTGTTCCTATTTGAACAGGAGATGAGCGAGTAGTGGTTGTACCATCACCCAACTCGTATGAAGGTTGGCCACCAAATCCCCATAATGAATTATTAGATTTAACAAATAAAGCAGCGTTGGTAGTATGACTTGTAATACTGGCAGATACAGTTGTTGCATTACCATCTACTTGATTCATAGTATATAAAAGCGTATCATTATCCAATTCACCATAACTAGCAAGACCGTTTCCATATATTAACCTTGATTTTACATAAGGAGTATAAGATCTTGAAACGTGTAGTAAAACATTTTTAATCATTTTTAACCTCAAACATTTTGAACACCAATAAAACCATACCAATTAGTTCCTTGATTCAACGAAATAAATCCATAAATATCTTTTTTTCCACTTCCACTTGAAAGAGTTGGTGCTGAACCACCTGACCAAGTTACTGCGTTTGACCATACAAATGGATAAGGACTTCCATTACCTGTTGTAATTAAAACAAAACTACCTGCATTATTTAGAGCAGGTGGATTTGTTATACTCAATGTTGCTACAAGAGCATCAATAGTTACACTAAAAACATTTCCTTGTAATAAATCCAATGTTAAAGAACCACCTGATATTGATGGTGAGCTATATTTTTCTTCCCAATCAACTAACGTAGGCCTATATAAAGAACCAGTCATATAAATACTACCGGTAATCGTCATATTTGTACCGTCAAATAGAAGATTACTTTCACCAACTAAACCACCCGATGAGCCGTCTGATGTTATAACATAATTATTTCCAGGATTAGTTACAGTTGCTCCACCACCACCTGCATTTGCTGCATAAGATGCTGTTAATGCGTATGATGAACTAATTGCGTTTAGAACATATGATGCGGTTGCAGAAGTTGTTGCGAATGACGCTGATGTTACTGTTCCACCAAAATATGAAGCAGTAGTTGCAGTTCCTTGTAATGAGCCAGTAAATGAGGTTGAAGTTACAGAAGTTAAACCTGTAATTGTTGTATTCAAATTAATAGAATCACCATCACTTGCTAAATTTGTACCTGCAATATCCGTTAATAAATCAGCCCATGTTATATTTCTGTTACCAGATGGATCCTGATTAAGGTCTTGATTAATAAAGAAACTTGTTAATCCCGAAGCACCCGCTACGTTATTTAGTGGAAATTCAACAGTTGTTGCGTAAGATGCCGTAGTTGCTACTGATGCACTCCCTGCTGTTGTTGCACGTGAAGAACTAACTGAGTTCAATACGTAAGATGCGGTTACAGAAGTTGTTGCGAATGATGCTGATGTTACTCCTCCACCGTAGTATGAAGCGGTCATAGAATTTGTAGAGAAAGATGAACTAACCGCATTAAGAACATAAGATGCTGTTTGAGCAAATGATGCTGATGTTACAGTTCCACCAAAATATGAAGCAGTCATCGAATTAGTTGCAAATGATGAACTTACTGCTTGTAAAACATAAGATGCTGTTGTTGCCGTTGTTGAGGTTGTTGCAAACGAAGAACTTACTGCGTTCAGAACATAAGATGCGGTTGCAGAATTTAGAACATAAGATGCGGTTGCAGATGTTGATGCAAATGAAGAACTCACAGAATTTAGTACATAAGATGCAGTAGTTGCATAAGATGAACTTATGGGTGTTCCACCAACCTCAACACCACCCGCAGTTGTTCCGTCACCTATAAATAATTTTTTAGTATCCGTGGTGTATATGGGCTCACCTTGAACAGGTGTTATACTTGTTCTGGCTGAATCCGTACCTCGTCTTAATCTTAGTGGCATACAAACACTCGTATAAATTCAATATAAATAATTTTATCGTTAACCATTAGGATTTATCCTATTTAACAAACTTCTAAGTAATTCCATTTCTTCATCAGATAATGGTAATTGTTCCGTTTGAGTTGGTGTATTTTTTTGACTAAATTCCGTTTCATGTTCTTGTGTAGCGAGTACAACAGTACATCCATCTGGCCATTGTACTTCTGAAACACCGTCCCATATAACTATATTTTCTACCGAACCATTTTCATTTATTAAAGCATATCTCATATTTTTATCCTATACTTACAACTATACAAATACCATTGCCACCATTACCACCTCGACCACTAGCAAAGCCATTGTCAGAAGCTGCGCCACCTCCACCACCTGCTCCATAAGAAGCATCACCACCTCTGCCGGTAGCCTGTCCTGTTTTATATGAACCACCACCACCTGGTGTTCCTACGGTAAAATAACCATAAGTAAATGAAACACCATCATTTCCATCACCACCATTGGTTCCGCCTGATGAAACCGCAACACTCGGGAGAATCGGAGACCAATAATCATAAGTCCCACCTGCAGCAGTTGTAGTGCTACTCCCAGCAGCGCCTGCTCCACCTGCACCTCCAAAATTACCAGTATAACTCAATGTCTGATTAGATAATCCTGATACTGTTCCTGGACTTGTATTAGAACCATTTTGACCACCTAATGTTGAAGATGGACCGTAATTACCAATTACTGAAACTGCAGAACCTCTACTTCCTGCAGAAGTTGTCCCACCACTACCACCGTTAGCAGTATAAGTAGCTGCGAATGATCCAAAACTAGTAGCACCACCATTGCCCCCATTATTACCATTTGTATCGTCAGTAGTTACAGATGAACCAGATATTCCACCTGCTCCAATAGTTACAGATACACTACTACCTGTTATCTGTGTATCAGTTAATTCAATCCATACGGATGACGCGGGAGCACCTCCTCCGCCTCCATATCTAGCAGATGTAGTGGCTCGTCTTGCACCTGATCCACCTGCACCGGCACCGCCAACTAAATATACTCTAAAATACTTTGCCCACGCGGGCTTTGTCCAAGTGCTTGTACTTGTAATAGTATCTATTTGAATTTGAGCACCACTACCACCACCACCACCGGCTGCTGATAAAGTAGATCCAGAAAGTGTTAATCCACTTCCAAGTGATATTTCTTCAATATCACCGGCACCAGCAGTAGCACGGCCGAGTAATACGGATGATGTAGTTACATTTTGTATTTTTGCATAAGTTACGGCATCATTATCAATAGTCCAAATACTTCCAGAACTCGATACTGTAATATCTCCTTTATCACCATCGGTTACAATACCGAAATTACCACCACCACCAACATCAGTTGGGGTTGCAAATGATCCGAAGTCATATACAGCAGGTGAACTTAATGCAAAACTTGCAGTTGTGCTATACGAAGCAGTTGCAGTTAATGAACCATATACAGTTACACTACCAGATAGTATTGCAGACGATGTTACTATAAGATTATCAATACTAGCCGTGTTAGTATAAAATGTTGACATTGTTATCTATCCAAATTTATTTTTAAATCTTTCATAATATAAATATGAGTTACGAACTAAATGTTGTTGCAATCCAATAAACTGAATTAGTTAAATCAACATTTGAATTTGTATTAATTGTAAATCCAGCTGCAGTTTTTGATTCTATTGACCATAATCTCATATCTTCACCAGTTACAGTAACAGTATAATTATTATCCGAAAATGCGCTTCCAAATGTTACAGAAGATATTTTTGGTGTACCCGTAAAAGATCCAGAAGATACATATCCACCCTTTACATTTGAACTAGCAGCACCACCGATAACGTAAGATGCAGTTAATGCGTAAGATGCAGATGCAATTGTTCCTGCTAAATAAGAAGCTGTTTGTGCAAATGATGCTGATAATACAGTTCCACCATAATAAGATGCAGTTAAAGAAGTTGATGCAAATGATGAACTCAATGATTGTAATGAATATGAAGCAGTTGCAGAAACATTATTAGCATAAGATGCAGTTAATGCAAATGATGAACTCACAGAATTTAGAACATACGACGCTGTTACAGATGTTGATGCAAATGATGAACTTACCGCGTTCAACACATAAGAAGCAGTCATCGAATTAGTTGCGAATGACGCTGAGGTTACAGTTCCACCATAGTATGAAGCAGTAGTTGCTACACCTTGTAATGAACCTGTTATACCACTTGTTACTAATAATGAACCAGTTATTGTTGTATTTGAATTTATACTTACAATTGTACCGTTATCACTAATATTGGAATCAGTTATATGATCACCACCCTGTGCTTTTGGAACAAAGTTTGTGGTTAATGTTAGTTCTTGACCAAGAGAGCCTGTATTCTTTGGACCTGCTATAAACATACCACCAGAATATCCGCCATCACTTGCATTTTGATATACCCAATGATTATGTAAACTATCCCATGCTAACGAAGCAGTTGATTGAGAAGAACCACTATCATATACTATCAAACCACCAAATCTCTGAGCCGGTTCAAAAACGTTAACTGATATAAAAGACGTACTTACTGCTAATTGAGAAGCGGTAACATAAGTTAATGAAGATGAACCAAAAACAGTTAAGTTTTGAGTAATTGTTAAAGAACCGCTTATTACTTGATTTGCATTAAAAGTATTTGAACCTGTCTTAGCAAATGAATTAGTACCAAATCCATCAAATAAGTTAGTGTTATTAGAAACAGAAGAACTTACAGAATTAAGCACATAAGACGCGGTTACAGAATTAAGTGCATAAGACGCGGTTGTTGCTAGAGATGCTGTAAGTGAATTCGTTGCAAATGAAGAACTCACAGAACTAAGAACATAAGAAGCAGTCATCGAATTAGTTGCAAATGATGCTGAAGTTACTGTTCCACCATAGTATGAAGCAGTCATTGAGTTTGTTGCAAATGAAGAACTAACTGCGTTTAGAACATAAGATGCAGTAGTTGCTACTCCTCGTAATGAACCTGTTATACCGCTTGTTACGGATAATGAACCCGTTAAAAATAAAGAACCTGTAAACAAATGCGTATCATCATTTGTATCACCAAATCTGGTTGAACCAGATACAGATATAGTTTCATAGTTTACCACGGAAGAAGAAACTACATAAGTTCTTGCAGTTAGTGTTCCGTCAACAAATACATTACCGTTTACAATTTGATTACCAGTAAATATATTTGAATTTATTGTTGCAAGTGAACTCGAATCAAATGTTGCATTTAATGCGTAAGAAGCTGTAACTGCCATTGATGCAGTCCAAACACTTCCATCTGGATTAAGTATACCATCACTAGCAGAAGTAGGAAGTTTTAAAGAGCCACTATTACTAAACACCCATTGATATGTAGTATCGCCATCACCTGTATCTATACTTATTCCTGCTCTTTCTACTATAACATCTGCAAAGTAACCATCACCGTTATGCCAATTAACTTTAGCAAAACCATTGTGGTCTGTATTTTCAATACCAGGTGTATTTATAAAGTTATCAGTAAAAAGCTGATGAATTGTTGTTTTACCGTCACCATCTATTTTTAATGCGTCCAATTGACTAAAAGCACCACTCGATACATTAAAGTGTATATTATTAGCGGATAACGTATATTTTCCGTAAGCACTTCCATCGTAAGTCAGTATATCGTTTGTTATACCGAAGTTAGAATCACTACTAACACCGATAGCAAGTTGTGAACCAGATCCACTTCCTTTTGCTCTAAGTAAATATTCAGACGTTACTTTTGTACTTTGAAGAATTTGTTGACCAGTAAATGTACTAGATCCAGTTAAAAATAATGAACCAGTAAATCTATGTGTATCATCTAATGTATTACCAAATACAGTAGAACCACTACTATAAGACTGTGTTACACTTATTACCGAAGAAGAAACTATAAGTTGTCTAGCAGTTAAGTCACCAGTTAATACAAGGTTGTTAAATGTAGGTGAATCAGTTGTTGCAAGTCCAAGAATACTTCTTTGTCCTGAACCAGATATTATATTTGTTCCAATCAAATGCTGTATGGTTTGTGTTGAGGAGGATACTATACCACCTGAAAGTGCAGCGTTTGAAATGTTAGTTAGCTGAGAACCGTCTCCTTTGAAAGAATATGCGTCAACAGTTCCAGATACAGCTAAGTACGTGACAAGAGACCCAGTTCCATCCAAAACCGTTCTATCATCAGTTGGGTCAGTTTGAAGCAGCCTGTAATACGATTCAGATATGTACAGGTTGGTTAAATCTCTTTGCATACTTGGCAATTATTTTCTCTCATTAATTCCAATATAAATATCAACTATTTTAAAGTAATAACTTTTTTTCTAATTCTTCTATTCTTTGTACCGCCTCTTGTAACGCTTTTACCAAAGTTGGAACTAATTCTTCTTTGTGTAATAATTTTGTACTACCACTTGGAGAATAAATTGCGTCTGGTATTATAGTTTCAACTTCTTGAGCAACAAATCCAGTATGGGTTTTTCCTTCATCGTAAAGCGACGTGCCGTCTTTCCATTCAAAATCTATCACATTTAATTTCTTTAATGTTTCAATTCCATTCATTTCCGTTGGTTTTATATTTCTTTTTAGTATATAATCCGATGTAGCAGTGCCCGTGTTCCAAAGTGCAATATTACCTGTACCGTATAAAACAACATTTCTATCATTTTGCCATGCAAATCTATAAGTTCTTGAATCTGCTGCTGTTCCAAAATATAAATTAACAGCACCTTTATCAACACCGTCAACAGATGCTTCAATTGATTGTGATGCAGTACCACCAAAATATAAATTATCGTAAGTAGTACCACCTGTTATAGTTATATTACCACCACTATTTGATAGTACAGATGCAGTTGCTGCATAAGATGCTGAGGTTGATGTTAGAGCAGATACTGCTACTCCTGTAAAATTAATTGCCCATGAAGCAGTTGCTGCTGTTCCACCATAGTATGACGCGGTTGCTGCATAAGATGCTGAAGTTACAATATCTCTTGTTGCAATGAATGAAGAAGATTTTGGCATCGTCATCCAATACACATTACCAGAAATAGTATCCGAAGCATTTGAGTTTATAGTGAAACCAGATAATGTCTTTGATTCAATTGTCCACGCACGAGCAGATTCTGCTGATATACTTACCGCATAAAAATTATCTTCATACGCAGAAGGAAATACTACAGAAGCAGTTTTTGGTGTTCCTCCAAATGAAGCACCTGAAACAATATCTGCTTTTATATTAGCACCACCGTTTAGAAGATATGAAGCGGTTACTGCATTTATAGAATATGAAGCAGTTGTAACCGTTGAGTTTTCCCACTTACCACTTGTAGAATTATATTTCAAAACTTCATTATTCGTAAGAGAACCAAGTGAAACATCAGTAAGTGCTGCTAATGTAGTTGAACCACCTGTACCACCTCCACCGCCTCCACCACCAATATTCCTAAATAATCCAGCTTGTACTATTGTGTTTTCGGAAGTGTTTGTTAAATTTGTTGTTTGAGCTAAAACCGCCAAATAACCAACAAATGTATAAGATTTTGCAGTAATATCACTTTCAGTAAATGGTTCTGATGAAATAGCGTTAATTGCATTTTGTAAGGTTGTATATTTTGCTTGACCATAATATACATGAGAACGACCAGATAATGGATTGAAGAATACACGTTGAACTGACCAATTATTATTACCAACTGGTTGTAATACTCCAGACCCATCATCGTATTGTGTTGGATCTATTGTAGTATAATAAGAACCTGCATTATTATCAAAATTAAATCCAGTTGCTGTTTTATAAATTCGTATAATACTTGATGTATTATATGTTGGTGAGTCATATGTACTCGGCATTTCAGGATTTTGCTGATAAAATCCACCCAAGTTAAAGGATGTACCATTTGAAACATTAAGTCTTAGTGTTCCTGTCTGTCCAGAAACACTCATACCACTTAATTTTAATGGACCAAATCCTCTTATAAATTCACTCTGTTGACCGTTTGCGTCATACGTAGTTTCAACTAAACTCGCAACACCATTAATGTTAGCATAATCATAGTGTGAAACTCTACCCAATGGAAGATAATTATGATATTGAGTTGGTGTAAAAGTTGAAGTTTGTTGTTGTAAATTTCCTGCTGCGTCAATATAGACAAAAGTGTTCTGTGAAGTTGCTATGTTAGTCATACTTGCGGTAATATCATTCCATTGAACGTATGAAATTATTGGACTAACTTCAGTTATCAATGATGCGTTATGATTAACAATTACACCAGAACCTCCTTTTACATATAAATTGTTTCCACTATATGAGAGTGAACCACCGTATAAAATACCAGAATTTAACGCTGCCTCGAACCATTTTAATTTTGTTAAATTACCGTCTTGCCTAAAGTACAAATCAACACCGAGTGGAGTATTCGATGTACTAACAAACAAAAAGGAAGAAGAAACATATTGTCCAGTTTTATCTGGATCTTGTGATTTTTGAAATTCTAAATTTGTTACAATCGGCCCACCTAATCCAACTCTACTTCCATCCCATTTTACAAACGATTGAATTGCTGAATAACTAGCATAAGTAGTTGGTGTTCCACCTTCTCCAAAATTAGAGTTAATAGAACCCGTTGTTCCTAAGAAAAATGAAGAAGAAACTCCACCCAAAACAAAATCAAAAGAAGCAGAATTTGCTCTAAAATCAATAAGGTTTCCAGCTTCGTTTATCATCTGTATAGAAGTTTTCTGATAACTGGAACTAAAGTAAGGGTTTCCGTCAGTTAATCCCCAACCAAAATTAGAAGCAGTTGTTTGATATAATTTAGCAACTTCAATACCATTATAACCATATGATTGTATAGCAGAACCAGAATATGAACCAGATATATTACTGAATAATTCAATACCACTTGCGGTATATGAAGAAATAAATGTAGAACCAGTTATTATATTATCATCACCGTAAATGTATTGATTACCACCTTCAAAGAAAACACCTTGAACGGAAGAAGAAACTTGTGATTCTTTTAATGTATTATTAAAATACTGAATTTTAAAATCCAAGTATTCATTTTTGTATGATTGGTCGATTGGAACATATACACTAGCTCTATTTGGAGTAAATCCATAAACTGAATCCGATGATACACGAATATTAGAAATTTTAGCACCATCTCTCATCATAAATCTAAGAACACCAGTACCATTCTCATCAACTGGTATTCTTAATTCAAAATCTTTTTTAACTGATTCCGCACCTGTGTAGGTTGGGACTTTACCTAAATACCTCCCATATTCCGTGTTATTGCGGAAAGCACTACCACTTGCATAAACAGCAATTTTTTTCTCACGTGTATCTAATACGTTATCTGTGTTATAGTAATCAAACGCTACTTTATATACAGTATCTTTATAAAATTGAGTTGCAGCAGAACCTGTTTGTTCAAGAATAATTTCTTGAGAACCAGACATTGTTGCTGATGGAATTATTGATATAGAATCAAAAACATATTGTGAAGTTTGATAAGAGCTAGAACCTATAATTGCAGTAGGTGCACCATTAACTGAAACAGTTTTCCAAAAGTTATATGTATTTAGTGAAGAAGTAGTTGGAACACCTGCAAAATCCAAACTAGCACTTTTTGAAAATGTACCAATCGGATTTTCAATTAAATTAGAATCTGAATCTACCAACAAATTATTTTTATTAACATCAAATTCATACGTTTGAGCTGATCTGTTTGGACTTTTTACAGAAACTTTTATACTTGAAATATTACCCACTTCTGTTTCAAGGTTTGAAATATCAAGTTTAGCATACGACTTTACATTTTGTGTTACTGTTCTACTATCTGCTATGTTGTTATAACTTATGTTATATTCTTGATTTTCAATTGAAGAAACTGGTCTGTATGCACCATCTGTACCACTAAAATAAACTGAATCTTTTAGTATTAACTGATTTGGGTTAATAACCGCTACTATTGATGATGAATATTCAAACGAAGCGGTTGCAACGTTTGGGAATCTTGTTGAAGAAAGTGTTGGAAAAAATATCTTACCACCTTCAAATTCTTTTCTAAAATTATTAGAAAAATTAGTTAAAGTTGGAACAGAATCTTTTAATGAATACTTTGCAAAACCAATTGAACCACTTGGCTTTTGATTAGTAAATTTTTCTTCTACTACTGAAAATTTCTTTTCTTCTAATGTTATTTTTGGTTCTTTTGCAAATATAATTTCACTATCGTTAACTTTAGTTTTATCAACGGAGAGTGTGTGTATATATTTGTAGTTGTATTTAGTAACTGCATTTTTTGGTAATAAAATACCGTTTAAGTCTCTGTAAACAGTACAAAGAAGTGTTATACTACAACCACCAATTAATGTTGAATCATAAATATATACGGCAACATTTATTGATTTATCTCTTTCTTTTTTTCTTAAAACTTCGTGATAAATTGGTTTTCCGTTTGCATCCAAAATTTCAATATTAATTGGAAATTTTTCCGATATAAACATGGGATTTGGCTTGAATCTGAAAAGATTTTTACCTGCCGTAAATAATTCTGGCATGAAAGTAATATTCAAAATATTAGCAGAATTGTTATTTGTTTCTGTATATCTTGTTTTTACATTTATAAAATCACGCTTAAATCTTTTCTTTTCAATCATTTCATTTCAACCACGTTTTTTATCCTTCTATTTTTGAAAATCCATTCTCTTTTTTGATTTCAATCTGGTTATCCACCATATCTCTAACCACATCAATGTGCGATATTAATATGACGAAATCAAATTGAGTTTTAAGGTACTCTAAAAACATAGAGAAACTTGTTAAAACTCCTGAATCCAATGTACCAAGTCCTTCATCAATCGCTATAAAGTTTGGTCTTGGCAAAGAACAGACATTTATAAGTGCTGCTCTAATTGCTATCGATGAAATAAATTTTTCCATTCCACTCGTCAATTCCAATGGCCAAAAGTTATCATCATCATATACTATATAAGTATTAATACTCTTACCATCTGTCTCAAAAATCACTTGAAAATCAACGATTTGAGATAAAATATTATTTGTTTCTGCTTGTATCTTCGGTAAAGCGTCACCAATGAGTGCGTACGGAATACCGTTTCTATTTACACATTTCAAATAATAATCATAAGCTAGATATTCAGTTTCAAGTTCTTTTAATTTTTCAATCGATTCATTACAATCGTTTATTATTCTTTCTTGTACTTTAATATCACCACTATAATCTATAATCTTTGTTTCAATTTGCTTCAACTCTTTAGTAAACATTGATTTAGAGTTCTTAGATTCTTCTATAGTTTCCATCAATAAAGAATTTGTTTTAATAGATTCTTCATTTTCTTTAAATTTTAATATTCTATTTTGAACATTTACTAAATCTTCTTCAAATCCTTTCAATGTTTCTTTATTACTATAAATATTTTTTTCTAAATTAAATACCGTTTTTTGATGAAAATGTTGATCGTTTTCTGACTTCTGTAATCTATCCAACTCAGTATAAACATTAGAATTTTTCTTGAATTCTTTTTCAAGTAATTCAATTTCAGCAACTAAATCATCTTTATCTTTATTTAATCCAACTAAATTTGATTCAGCTTTCTTTGCATCTTGAACAAACACATTACCAACACAGAATTTACACTTTGGATCGTACTGATGATTCTTTAAATTATCTACTTTATCTTCGCAATGTTGAATTTGAAGTTTTATATTTCTCAAATCAGATTCATTCTTAGAAAGTTTCAATCTAATTTCGTCAACCATCTTTCTACGCTCTAATAAATCTTCTTTGTTGAACTCAGAAAGAATTAGTGTGTATCTATCAAGACTTTCATTTGCACCTTTCAATTCGTATTCAAGCGATTTCATACCGCGAATTGTTTCATCTATTTTTCTATCAATTGAAATTTCTTTTTCTAAAAGTGTTTGTAAAGAGTTAGGAGATAAATTAGAATCTACTTGTATTAATTTATTTTCATTTTCTCTAATTATATTATTGAACCCTTCTATTTTTTCTTCAATTTCAGATTTTTCAGAATTCAAATTCAATAAAATTGTCTTTGCTTCATCACGTTTTGATTCTGCACTTAATATTTTTGTTGAATAATCTTGCTTACTAAACTCTTTAATAAGTGTACTTACACCTTTTGAATCATCATTTGCTATCGTGTGTAATTCTTCAAACAATTCTAAATCTAAAAACTGAGCAAGTAAGTCTTTACGTTCACGTTGTGCTTTATCAACAAAGTTAGTATTATTGCCCTGAACAGACATTGCGGTTAAAATAAAGTCATCGTATGTCCCCAAATACTTTCTAATTATACGGTTTGTATCGTCTCTGTCCTCACCATTGAGTGAAACTTTGTTCTCACCATCTAAGTACCAAAAGTTTACCACCACCTTAACAGCACCCTTTTTGTCCTTAGTTGCAACCCTTTCAATGAAATAATTACGCTCACCAATATTAAAGCTAAGTTTACAGTTGAAGTTATCTTTTTTGTTATTCATTACTTGAATAGCTCTGTATGTTCTTGAACATTTATCAAAAATACAATACATAAGAGCGTCTAACACAGAAGATTTTCCACTTGCATTCGGTGCAAATAAACCATAAACACCATTCATAGAATCAAAGTTTACAACGTTCCCCTCACCGTATGAAAACATATTTTCAAACTTAAAATAGTTTGGAGTCCAAACTAAATTTCTAACAACATCACTATCATCAACTTGCTTATTTACATTTCTATTAATTTCATAAATGCGTTCTAATAATTTAGAATCAGCTGGTAAGTTGTTAGTTTTGATGTAATTAGAAATTAAAGTGTTCTGATATGCAATATCTCTAATATCACCCAACTTATTCTGAGAGCTTGTGTTATTATCAGAAGAAGAACCAACTCTTTGTACTTTAACATCAAGAATGTTCGCTAATGATTTTAACTCGGTAATGACTTTATGAATGTCCGAATTAGATGTATTAATTGAACGTAAACGTACGTAATTATTTTTTGAAAATTCTTGCGGTAAATTTTTGATTTTTCCATCTTCAACCTCTAATGTGTGGTAAGCAAAATCATTTTTTATTTCTACAAACTTCGATGTTCCCTTAGTTAAGTCCCATTCAATTACACCGTGTTTTAAATCTTCCCCAAAGTTTTGCTGTATAAGTGAACCTGGATAAGCAAATCTTTTGTTTGAATCTAAATATTGAAATCTGTGAATATCACCAAAAAATCCATAATCAAACCCTTCAAATAAATCAAGAGTAACATCGGTATTATGTAACTTCATACCAGTATCAGTTTCCGCTGCATTAATTGCACCATGATAAAGAACAATTTTCTTTCTACCGTTATCTTCCAAATCGGATGCTTTAATGAAATTTTTAGTATCATCGAATACTGAATTTACTACAAAGTCTACATTACCCATTGGGTAAACGCCAGTTTCTTTGAAGTAGAATAAGTTATTATTGTTATTAAACGTATTGAAAATTGGAGTTAAAGAATCCATTCTATCTTTATTGTTTAAGTTACAATCGTGGTTTCCTGCTATAAAAAAAGTAGTTGCTATTTTAGATAAATTTAATAAAAAATTTCTCGTCATTTCTACTAACTCTGGACTCATATCTGTTTTTGCATGAACAATATCACCCGCAACATAAATCAAAGTATTTTTATGTTTACTAACAGTTTCACGGCAATAATCGTATAATCGATTGAATACTATTTCATATTCTTCATGGCGTTTATAATTTCTAATATGTATATCAGCGATGTGTATAACTCTATGTAAGTTAAGCATTTAAAATCCTTTGTTTAATAATATCGTATGTATCTGTATTTTTACTGTTTCTTTTAATAGAAGTGAATTCTTTAAATCCAACTTCGTTTACATCTTTTTGTTCTAAGTTTACAATAGAAACATTTATTCCGTTTGCAACCAAATAACTTGAAATATTCAATGTATCTTTCTTAGCGTCATTATCCAAAGCAACAATTACCTTTGGTGGTTTACGCAATAATATTTTTTCTTTTAATGTATCTGACATTAGTTTACCGAAAAGTGGTATAGCATTGTATCTTGCACTAATTGCATCGAATACACCCTCAACTAAAGTTATAGGTTCATCCCAATTAATGAACGAATCAAAACCAATAACATCTTTACTCCATTTTGGATTTTTGTATTTTAATGTATCTTCATCAAAAATAGAACGAGAAACAAAAAAATTCAAATTGAAATTATCATTATACGATGGGACAATTATTCTACCAGAGTAAGAACCGTTTGGGCAATAACCAATATCATATCGTATTATATCAGTTCTACTAATTCCACGCTTCTTCAAGTATTCTATTGCCTGTTTTAATTGCATTTTTGTTTGAATATCTTTTATCTTTCCATATTCATATAGTTTAATGGTTTCGGTTGGAAGACTCAATACAGTTTCTTTTGCTTCTTGTTTATTAGAAACATAAAGTTTTTTAGTCTTTAGAATTTTATCTAAGTCTGTATAGTAAGACCGATCAACTTTTAACTTCTTGAATAGTAAAGATATATTTCTACCCTTAGCGTTACTCACCCAACAATGCCATACATTCTGTCCATCGTTCGATGCACTTAAATCTATTTCTAATTTTGGTTTATAATGGGAAATGAACGGAGAGAAAAAAGAGTAGTTATTGCCAGAAGTTTTTCGTCCCTTACCAAGAACTTTTTCTAACAAATTGAGTAAATCATAATTTATCATAACAACACTTTTTATAGAATAGTTTATATCACAAATATAATAAAAATTTGTGACAATTACAAACACTCATCCAACCATTCTTTTGGAATATCTTTCTTTGCCCATCTCCAACCCTTCTTATCACAATACTGAGCGTATGTGGTTTTACTTCCTTTATATAACTTTGCATTGGGATTTTGAAATACAAACCGTATATCTATCTCTGAATATTGTTCAAATATTAAATCAAATTTTAATCTGTCAGTTTTTACCCAGCGACCTTTTGATTCAATATAAAGTTTCTCACCTGTTTTCTTAGTAAGAACAAAATCAGGAGTATAATTGTGTTTTGTTGCTGGTTGTATATAGGATATTTTATCAGTTTCATAACCGAATTGTTTTTTCGATTCTTGAAGTGAATCATTTATATTGTCTTCCAATCCACTTCTGAAACCATGTTTTATTGCTACTGCATTTCTTTTCATTACATATCAAATCGTACAATAATATTCATATCAACATCATCGCGCTTTATCAACGGGTTAGCCAATTTTGCAATTGCTATTAAGTCTCTATCTTCATTATACAACCCAATGGTAGTTATATACGGATTAAAATCTTTGTGTGTTACATTTGTATCAACTAATGAAGGTGAAAAATTTATGTCTGAAAATATGGAGGGATTTTGTGTAAAATTATATTCATGTTTACGAATTTTACAGATAATTTCATGTTCAAAAAAAGTAGTTGTACTTTTATATTCACCATTAAATCCATTGGTTAAACCACTATAATCATAAGAACCACTTGCTCCGAGAAGTGCGTTTTTATATTTGGGTCTTGGATCGGAAATAACAACTAAACCTTCATTATAGAATACATTACCTACTCTTGCTGTTTGGTATGCGTAACCGTTTACTGAACTATTATTATACAAATGAGTAACTTCATCTGAAGTCAAACCTTTATTATAAATTCTAATTTCGTCTAATGAACCAGATAAAACTTTATCATTAGTGCCGTCACCTGCTATATAAAATTTATGGTCATTATTAACAGTCTTAGTCATTATTTTATTAGTTGTAGAATTCAATGCACCATTTACCCATATTTGATATGTGCTACCTGTTTTCTGACAAACTATATGATTCCAACTTCCTGTTGCTAACATACTTGATGTTACTTGCATATTTTCAATATCTGAATTTTGCTTGAAAACAATTGAGTAAGGATTTGTAGCAGTTCTATTTGTTAATGAAATATCAAATGGAAATCTATTAGAATATGAACCAGTTTCAATAACATCATCACCTACTTGTAACATTTTTATTCTATTTTTGTTAAATAAGTAATTGTGATCGTATATTTCTATTGATTGACTTGCTGGTACATTTAACCAAAAACTAAATGCAAAATTATTGGAACGATTAAAATTAAACTTTTCATAGTTATCAACTGTCAAATATGTTCCGTGAAGTGCAGCAGAAACACCAGTTGATTCTGCCGTATCTGTTGTTGGAATACCAGGATGATATGTAATTTTTTTAGTATTAGTTATGCCTATAATATTGTTATGAGCAGAGGAATCTAATACATAAATTGATTTATTATTTTTATATTTGTATTCTCTATATTTTTCATTAAATCCCACATTTAACAAACAGTATGATTCATTAACAAATTTTGTAGTATCGAATGTGTTATCGATTAAATTACCGTAAGAATCATCTACTACTGTATAACTGTAAGAAGGATTTGTATTATAATTATTTATAAAAAAAGAACCTTTCTTTATACCTTCACCAAAATTTTTCATTGGTAACATAAAAACAGAACTAGTTTCACATAGATAACCTTTGTATTTTTCATCAAGTGAATAATCATACATTCTGTAATCAGAATAAACTGTATAATGATTGTGGTCGAGTGAATACCATAATTGCTTAGGGTCAATACTTTGGGAAGTGTATGTATTACGGTACATATCTGATGATAAATTTAATACATTACCGAAGTATTTATTGTTTTCTGGATATAATGCACGGTAAATAGCTATACCTTGATTTTCATAGTATTCACCATCAGTAGAAATTGTACTAAATTTCCATTTTTTATTTGCTTGAAAATGTCTTACTGTGTAATCACCTGCTTTTAATTGTTTCCAAGCGAAACTTATATTATTTCCAAATTGAAATGCCACTTTAATTTAACCTTATTCTAACGTGAAAATTACACTCTGTATTATACTTTTTAAGTAATGGTTTTTCTAATTTACCAATAGCCAATAGTTCTTTTTGCTTGTTATATAAACCAATAGAAGTTATATAAGTTTGTGGTTCGTCTCTCATAGTTAAATATTTCAATTCTTTATTAGAACCAGAAACATACGTTGGATTATTTGAAAAATTCATTTCTGATGGTAATGCTCTACAAAAATAAGTTTCTGTCATATACTCGCTCGAACCTCTTCCCCACCATGAACCAGTTTCAGTTCTAACTGCATTTTGTGTTACTGAACCGCTAATAGAATAAAATAGTTTCTTTATATTGTCACCATCAATAGAAGCGGTAACTGTATTAAAAGAACATGATTGATCGAGAACAACACCATCAAGAATTATTAATCCTTTTCTTGGGAAAACAACACCCCACGCATCATTTTCACTTTCTCCATAAATACCATCATTTAAAGAACCAGAAACTAAATAATAATAATCTTTTAATTCTTCAGTATAAGTAACATATTCCTTACCATCAATTGAATCATCTATTAGTGTATAAATAACAGAAGAAGAAGGATCAGGAAATGTTTCACCAGGAATTATACCAGGTGCTGCTGAAGCTGTAACAGAAATCGGTGCTAAAGTTAATTGAAAATTACCAATATCTAATCTATCTTTAAATGAATTTCTATTAAAATGTATTGCGTAAAAATAATTTCCGTTTTTATTATTCTTAAATGGAAACTTACCTTCAACTGTATCAAAACAATCTAACATATATTTACGAAACATTGTTTTTGCAGGTAATAATTCACTCGGTTCTGTAAGTACAGTTACTTCATATGAAGAACCTGAACCACTTATATGAGCGTATGTTAAATCAAATTCATGGTAACTATTTGGGTGTGTAGTTGGTTTATTGTAAATAGACATGAAATATTTTTCATGGTCTGAACTCACAGTTCCACTTACAAAAGTATTTATTCTTTCACTATTATTACAACTAAATAATCCAGTTGTTCTCCATTCTTTTATTGGTTCAGATACATCGGCATTCAAATCCAAACGTTTAAAAATCAGAGAAGTGTTTGGTTTTTCTGGTCCGTTATTTATAAACCTAAGTATAGGTCTTGGTGATGTTGGAGTAGTTTCATCTACAACACCAATATCTTCAAACTTAGGAAACCCTTCTGCTCTTATAAATTCAACATATTCTTTTAATAGAGTAATAATATATCTATTTACATCAAATGACTTTATCATATCTTATAACCAATCTAAAAATTTTAATCCAACGAATTGATCCTTTGATAATACGGAATCATCACCAGTTTCTTTTATATAGTTGGTAAAATCCCTGTCAGTTGCTAAAATATCTTGATAAGCGTCTTCAAGTATTAACAACATATCATCTGCATTAAAATCGTCTGGAACATAAAACCAATCTTTTTCCAATATTTTTAACGTAGCATCTACAGCAACACGATTAATTTCTCTATTAATAGAATTTCTCAGTTCCATTTCATTAACATTCGGTTCAAATATTTGATTATTAATGTCTATTCCAAGTATATCTAGCTCTGTAACTTTTAATAAAACATATTGTCTTATTTGATGTAGAATGTCATTGATATTCTCGATAACAAATTGTTCTTCCATAAAACCCTCTTAAAATTACCAATTTAATCTTATTTTTATTAGAATATCATTTTCGTATGATTTTTGTATTGGCTTATTTAATTTAGCAATAGCAAGTAATTCATTGGTATCATCGTATAAACCAACCGTTGTTATATATGTAATTGGGTTATCAATAAAGCAATCATATTTCAAATGTCCGATTTTAGTTGTATCATCTGTAAGATATGTTGGATTTGTACTGTAATTAGCTTCTTCAACAGGTATTCTTATAAAATAATGGTTAGTTGTTTTTTGTTTTACCGTTCTACCAATCATTGGTTTATTTAATACCGCTGCTCCACTTATTGCAGTGTGTATTTTCCAAGCGTTATCACCTACAACGTTACTTCCACTAACAGAATTAAAATTCAAGTATGTATTTAACTTGCTACCATCCAATACTATAACGCCAATATTTGGAAATATTTTACCGTAAGTTGTTACATTACTGCCAGTAGATGTTGAATGAATTCCTTTTGTAAGGCTTCCACTAACAATATCGTAATAATCTGTTGGGTCTTCTGTACAAAATCTATTATCATCTCCATCACCAGAATTATCAATGAGTGATAAAACTTTATTAGAAGAACTTACTTGAACATTACTACCTGTATAATAATTGTTTGGATACGCAGTACCGTTCAATTCAGCTAAGTTTATTTCAAAATTACCTAAATCTAATTTATGTGAAAGTCCATTTCTATAATAGTTTATAACATAAATATCTTTTGGAGTATTTGCTGATCCAGAATCTAAGAACATAAATCTTGATTGTGTTGCTTCCATTCCTAACAATCTAAACTGTGAGTATATTGCTTTGGCAGAACTGTCACTATAATCGTAATTATATCCTATAGAACCAGAACCTTCATAATGTCCGTATGCTACTGCATAAAAAGGAGTTACATCACAGGTATTACATCCAAGTACATCATAATATATTTGTTTTGACGCTGTAGTTTGAGTTGAACTTGTATAATAGCAATCAAGAGAAGAAGAACCATTGAATATACCGTACACTTGATTCTTAGATACACCAGGTAGAATATCACCACCATAAAGTAATGGATGATATAATTTAGCAATACTTGGATTACATATTGCAGAACTAGCTCTTCTTGTACTAACTACTCGTTGTCCTTTTGTTAAGAACGGATAATCAATATTAAACGGAAATACTTTTAATATTAATCTCTCAGGTATTGTTCTTTTAATTCTATTAGCGTCTAAATATTCAAGTGCAGGATAAACATCATAACATTCTTGAACATTTACTTCAACGCAACCACACAAATCAGTTGGATCTGGCACCCAGCCTTTATCAATACAATAATCGTCTGGAATACATCCAGTATTATTTTTAGTAAATTCTATTGTATTAACATCTGATATTTCAGAAACAAAATCTCTTGTTCTATCGCTACTATATAACGGATAATAACCTTCTTCAAAAATGTATAATTGACCTGCTTTTGGTCCAGAATCTTCTTTATATACATTATTTTTTCCGTATTTCTGAACTGCTAAATATGTTGCAAGTTTACCACGAGTAATTTGACCGCTGTCACCACCGAGAGAATCTTTAGAGGTAAAATTGTTTGCACGCAAATAATCATCTATATCAGTTGTAATAGTTGGTGGTGCAAACTTTGGATCACTCATTGCGTTTTCAGCGAAGTATACAACATTTATACCAAGTGAACCATTTGTTCCAGTTGTTTCCGCTGCACCACATTTTACTTTAATATATCTTTTTCTTTTTCTTTTTATTTCTAATCTAAACGTTTCTGCAGTTGCGGTATAACATGGATTACTTGAAATGGATTTTCTTTCCACTTTGTTCATCGATGTTTTTTGAATATTTATGTTATCTTCAAAAATGAAACGTCCTCTATTGCGTATAACAACCGCTGCATTATCAGCAAGAGTAGTTGGGTATAATAATTCTAAATCTCTGAATAATTTAGTATTATCATCATAATCATTTCTAAAATCGTATATGTCTTGAAAAACAGGTGTGTCTTCTAATTCCAATGACCATTGGAATTTATTTGCTGAATTATATGGAGAAAGACAAGAATCCACAGTAACACTTCCAACTGGATCTTTTGGAGGTGTTATAGTAACATCAGCACATTTTTCTGCGTAACCTTGCGGTTGAGCGGATATTAATAATGTACCACCACCTACTGATTCATTGAATGTTTTTATAACAGATACCGATGGGTCTGTTAATGTTGTACTGTTCAATAAGTTAACTGATCCAAATCCTGCATCAGACAAAAATCTTTCTAATATAATATTGTTAGGATTGTCTATAACTTGAGTTGCAACATTTATAACATCTGTAAAATCTTTACTTAAATAACCAGGATAGTAATCTTGCATACTACGTACACTGCTTCCCCAAGTCAAATATTTAATAGTACCATTCCCAAAATCACCAAACGGTATTTTATAATTTTTTCCTGTGGTGTAAGTTGCTGTCTTACACAAATCAACACTAGCTGGATATATGTTTGTATTTCCAAGCATATATTGTAATAAAAGAAATGGCGGATTAGTACCATCATTGTGAATTATATCTAAAGAAGTATATAACTTTTCTACAATATCTCTAATATCAAAGTATCTCTTATATGTTATTTTACCAGGATTTGGGTCTTTATCTGAACATGGTTCTGCGTTTGCAAGTAACCTTGCTGGTATTCTAACAACAAATTGATCGGTTGCACCTTGCAACTTAACTGGATATTCATTTGCACTAAACTTTGGACAACATTTATACAATGTATATTCTAAAGCTATTTTATTTCCAACTGGAACAAATCCATTAATTAATTCTGGTTCTGGAAGTGCAACTATCTTTGGTCTGAATTGCCAATGCCAATCAGTAGGTAGACATGGAGTAGCACCTGTATTAGTAACTGGAGTACCACCACTCAATCCTTGACCAGATGAAGTACCAGTACCAGATTGTTGAACTGGAATTTTCATATAATCTTTTATAGAAGAAGCTCCTAATGGACCAGGTCCAAAATACATAGACCATAATTGTCCGTACTTATCTGATGCGAATCCTTGTGAGCCTTCTAATGTAGTGTATATTTTCTCTACTCTTGAAGAAGGTTTAATACCACCATAATCCGCATATTCTATATCAGACCAATCATAGAAAGATATACTTGTTCCACCGTTTGATGCTGTTAAATAATCAGCGTAAATGGTAAAAAGACTTATTAAATTATTCCAAATAGTAACTGGACGTTGATATGGTTCAGTCTGTTGGTTAGCATATCTAGCACGAATATCATTCGATGCTAAGTTAAGTGCATCAATTGCGCTATATAACAGTAAATAATCTTTTTGTAAAAATGCCAGATACGCAGCTCGTATCTGCTCTATTTCATTGGGGAAGTAGTATTGATCCATGTTTACCTTAGAAATCTAATTTTATTTTTATTGAAACTTCTTTATCGAATGTTTTTGCTATTGGTTGATTTAATTTAGCTACCGCTAATAATTCAAAATTATCATTATATAAACCAATAGATGTTACATACGTTCTTGGGTTATCGTACATTCCTGCCCATTTAACTATATTTGTACTACCAGAATAAAAACTTGGATTACTTGTATAGTTAAATTCATCATTATTAAGTCTTGCGAAATAATATGTACTTGCATACATTTCACTTGTTTTAGCGGTGAATGAACCAGTTGTTGAACTAATCGTCATTGCTCCACTAATTGCCGTAAATAATTTTTTAGCCGAATCATCACCACTAGCAGTTGCAGGACTTCTATGAGTTGCAAAAGAAGCAGAAGTGTCTAATGCTTTACCATTCAAAACTATTATACCGTTATCTGGATAAAACAATCCCCATGGTGTTGTATCTGCTGTATAAATTCCGTTTAAAAGACTTCCACTTCGTATATTAAATACTCGACCACCTTGTGTTGCTAACTCTGTAGTTGAAGCAGTTGCATCGTCTATGAGTGTAACAATTTTATTTGAAGAAGAAACCGCACCAGTAGTGTTTAATTCTGCCAAAGAAAGTTGCCATGTATTAGTATCTATTCTGTCCTTGTATCTACTACGGTTAACATTAATAACATAAACATATTCTGATGTTTCACCGTTTTCAAATGTAAATAGTGGAACGTTTGGTTCTAACAACAATTGACGATATTGTGAATATATTGCTTTTGTTGGGTAATCGTATACATTTGTACCAGTTGAACCAGTGGATGAGCCACTTCCATTCAAATCACCATACGCAACAGAGAATTGAACCGCAGCACCTTGTACATTTGATTGACTATTATAAACATCATAATAATATCTTTTCTCATTTACAGACTGTGCAGAACTCGTGTATATATTACGTAAACTTGCTTGTCCACCTGACCAAAGAGGTGCTGTTACAACTTGTCTTTGATAATTATTAATTGCAGAAGCATCAAAAGTCTTGAAACTCAATCCACCATTAAAACCGCTATTTCCAGTAGTTGTAGTTCTATCTAAACTAGACATAATCATGTTTGTTGGAAGTATAGCCATTATTAATACTCCAATTTAACTGTAACAGATAACATATCGTTATTCTCATGTTTTATTGGTTCATTTAGTTTAGCAACCGCTAATAAATTTTTATTATCATCATATAAACCAATAGAAGTTACGTAAACAACGGTTTGTCCAGGTGTACCAGTATTAGGATCACCTTTCCATCGCATATCAGAATATTTTATTAAGCCAGTAACAGTTCCACCCGGTACATATGGGTCTTCACTATCAGGTGGTAATACCCATGTTGGATTTGATGTTCCAAACCCTTCTTGGGTTGGCATTACACTAACATAATATTGTTGAGATTTTTTTATATCAATTGACCTAGCTTGGAAACCGTAGGTATGAGTTGCATAAGCACCAGAAATTGCTGTAAATAACTTATACGCATTATCACCATTAGCGTTACTTGCTGTAAAACTGTTGAATGAAGCAGACAAATTTAATTTATCAGCAGACAATAATACTACACCCAAACTTGGATATACCATTCCATAAATTTCTCTACCATTAAAAGCGGTATCCACAGAACCATTATTATAAATTCCGTTTGAAAGACTTCCACTTACAAGTGCTCTTGGTTTTGATAATGCCTTTGGATCATCAATAAGTTCATTATATTCTAATGCGTTATTACTAATATCACCAGAATCATCAATTAACTTAATTACTTTACCACCAGATTTTACAGTAACATTACTTCCAGTATGATATTGCATTTCAAAATTAGCACCATTCAATTCTGCAATATTTAATTGGAAATTACCTGGATCTAATTTATCACCAAATCTATCACGATTAATTGAAAGTGCATAAAAATGTTTAAGTGGTACGATCGAACCACCAACCACACCTGATTCTGCAAATGCAGTTATATCTGCAATTGAACTAGATAACAATAAACCATTTTCATCACCATCCAAACAAAGCAATCTGTACTGATTATATATAGCACGTGTTGGTGTATCACCAGTCAATGAAGTATCATCTGCATCGTATGATGAACCAGATCCACTTATATTTCCATATGCTACTGCAAACATTCTTTCATCATTACAAGTTAACGAGGCGGATGCCCATACCTCATAATAATATTGTTTAGAAGTTGCTGTTTGTAAAGAACTTGTATAAAAATTGTTTAATGTAAACCCAATATTAGAACCCCAAAGTGGCCGTGTTGGTGTATTTGTATAAACCGTAGAACCATAATTATTGGATGGATCTGATATAGTTGTTATTGGGAAAAATATTTGCGCCATATCTTTAATTTCCTATCTTTTTTTTATTTTAAAAACCATTTATGCCTTATAATTACCTGCTGTCTGTAAAGCAGATAAATTTCTACTATTATCGTTTTTACTAGTCCATGAATATGTAAAATTCAAAACAAGTCTTGAACCAAATTGTTCATTTGTAACAATAACTTTTGTACTTTTTGTACCAGTACCAAGTTTATCTTTTCCATAAACAAAAATATTTAAACCATTGCTACCACCTAAACTTGTTTCTGGAACTCGTGATATAGTTTTAGAATTACCAGACATTGTAGATGCTACAACATTTGCAGGAGCAGAAACCCAAAGATCCATATATGTTGTGTCTAATATAGTAACCGTGTATGTTTGTTCACCAGGTGGGGTGTATTCACCAGGTATACCAGTATATTGTTGTGTTAATATTTTAACTTCTTTATAACCTAAGTTAGCACCACCACCAGCGATAGTTTCTCCATTTGCGTTATTAAATGAAAATGAAGTAGTACCCACATCTGTTTGTAAAAACGGAATTGAGATTGTTCCTTTTGGTAAAGAAATTAATTTATATTTCATTGATTGAGTTTCATCAGGAACTGCTTCTGTAATTGGCGTATTTTCAATAACAACTCCGTAATATGCTGAACCACCCCCATGATTCGGATTCCATAAATCATAATCAATTTCATCATCTGCAAGAGCAAATTGTGTGATTCTAAACTTACCATCACCTTTTGCTAAAAGTTCTCTTCCTTTTTTAGTAAGAATTGCGTCAACGGTTACTGTACCATTATTACTTAAATAACCCATACCATACTCCTTTTTATATAATTATATTCTCAATATGACAAATCAATGTAACCCACGAAACGATGGGTATGTTTTTTTATATAAATATGAAAAACAATAGTATTTTCAATATTTTTTTTATTATTTATTTATTCTATAATGAACGGAACATCTTCAAGAATGTCAGTTGAAAGCACTTCAACTATTGCACCACCATCTGGTGTTACCGCTGGATAAGCTACATCATTAACTCCTTCGCCACTATTACCTTCAAGTTTACAACCGGCAAACATATAATTTTGTTGAGCGGTTCTTAAATCATCTGGATTAACATAATCAGTATCAACAAAAATATAAGAACTCGGTTGATTGTTTATATACTCTTCCATGGTAGAATAAACTGGCTCAGGTGTTTGATAATGTCCACCAATTTTAATTGGAGTATTAATTTGATCAAATGTTCCTGTAGTTTGCTCAGTTTCATTTGGTGTAATTGTTGTTGTGGTATTAACGTACTCAGATGGAATTGGTATTGTTGAAATTGTACCAACTATGTCAGGTGTATACCAGAATGTAGTTTTCCCATCTACCGCTTTTGTTGAAACTGTTGGTTTAAGATTAACATTAGCATCAACTCCTTTTACATTAGCAACGAATGATTTTATTTTAGAACCAGTTAAAAAGGTTTTTAATTTGTTATGCTCATTCGTAAAAGTTTTTTTAGGTATAAATACACTCCCACTCGTTTTACTTAAATTAGAAGTAGTTAAATAATTAAAATTCTTTTCACCCTCAATATCATGTAGTTCCGTTTCAAATGTGTTTCCAATTTCAAATTCACCACCGTATTCTAAAAATTCACTATCATAATTTTCATCAAACCCAATAGTAACAGTTGATTTAACTTTATTTAATTTTAATGCAGGTGAACCTAATGTTGAAATATCATTTGTTTCTACACTATCTGATTTTTCTGCTGCGAAATCTCTTGTTGTTCTTACTTTAGATCTTTCTAAAATATTTGGCTCAACTACTAATCCTAAAATTTCATTTACACGTAATGGTAAAACTTGACGTATTTGGTCAAATATACTAAAATCAAATTTTGCTATTAAATCGATATACGCTGTAAAATCATTTTTATTTGAATATTTTTTCCAATATTCTTTTGCTAGAAACTTTAAGTCTGGATATTCTTCTAAATTAACAGAATCATAACCACCAAAATAATCATCCAAAGCAGTATAACCTATCGATTCATAAATATCTTCATTTATTATATGCTGTGGAGAAAACGCAACCATTAATTTACTTGAGTCAATTGAATACTTATCAAACTCAGTTACAGTAACCGACTTTTCAAACTGTAAAGTATCTTGTAATGAAGCAGAATCTATTCTAACTTTTTCAGTAAATGGTGTATTATTTGCTATTGTAGCAACTTCCATATTATACGTTTCAAGGGAAGAATCAAATGATGAACTATTAAATTGATTCAGATACGCTGTTTTGGAAGAAGAATAAAATGTTTTCTTTGTTTGATCTGGATGACTACTTATAAAACTGGTAGTAGCAGCAGAATCAAACTTTTTCCAAAATTGCCATTGTCCTTGTAAATCATAGAAAGAACCAGTTGGGTTATTAGAATTATACGCCCTCGGTGCTAACACATGATTATCAAAAGAAGAAGTGTTTAATATGGTTGACCAATATCTTAATTCAAAAATAGAACCAGAAAGTATATTACTTGTTTGTGGATTTGAACCAGAACCAATATATAATTGTCCATTATCAGACCATGCTCTGTTGTAACTACCACTCACACTTCCACTTATAACAATACTTGCTGATTGTTCTATTACTATTTTACCGTATTTTCCAGTTTTAAGAATAAAATCATATGTTTGATTTGAAGAAGTTAAATCAGTTGATACTCTTCTTTGTAACATAATATTTAGCGGAACATCATCATAAAGGTATTGGTCTGAAATTGAAGCAGATTTATAAGATTCTACTGTTGTAGTTATTAATGAACCAATTTGAACAGGTGAAGAACGATTTATAGTAGTATTATCACCAACTTGTCCATTACCATTATTACCCCAACTCCAAAGTGTAGTATTTGTTTTTAATGCAACTCCATGAGCTATGCCAGCAGCGGTTATACTCCAATCTGTATCAGTACCAACTTGAACAGGTGAAGTTACTGATGAACCAACATTAATATCAGTACCTACTTGTCCATCAGAATTGTTACCCCAACCCCATAAAGTACCATTTGTTTTAACTGCTAATGAAGTTGCATAATTCAACCCACCAGAATCTGGACCAGCGGATACAGAAGCATATCCAGTACCAATTTGAACAGGTGATGAATATGTTGTTGTGTTTGCAAGTCCAAGTTGGTATTTGTTATTATAACCCCATCCCCATAGTGTACCATCAGTTTTAACTGCTAATGTATAATAACCACCTGCTGAAACTGTTGAGAAACTTGTTCCTATTTGTATTGGTGAAGAAGAATTGTTAGTTGTATTATCACCTAATTCTCCAAATGCACCTCTACCCCAACCCCATAGCGTATTATCATTCTTTATTGCAAATCCATGGTTTGAACCGGCAGTCACAGAAGACCAAGTAGACAAAGTTCCAATTTGTACAGGTGATGAACGAGAAATTGTTGTACTATTTCCTAATTCACCATTTCCGTTAAAACCCCATGCCCATAGTGTACCGTCTGTTTTTGTTGCTAAAACATGGTTATTACCACCATCAACTTTTGACCAGTTTGCAAGTGTTCCAATTTGTACTGGCGATGAACGTGAAACTGTATCACTTTGTCCAAGTTCACCATAAGTATTTTGTCCCCATGCCCACAAAGTTCCATCTGTTTTAATAGCAATTGTATAGTAATCACCAGTAGTAACGTATGACCAGTTATAATCAGAACCAACTTGAACAGGTGAAGAACGATGTGAAACTGTGTTGTCTCCTAATTGACCATGAGTGTTTTGACCCCATGTCCACAATGTACCATCTGATTTTACACCACTTGTATGATTAAACCCTGCTGATATTTTTGACCAACCGCCAGTTGTAGTAACATCTTCACCTCTCATGTGGAAAGTCAAACTACCTTTGTCATAATCAGTTCCATCGTTTGCAATTGTTACATACCAATCTAATCTACTGCCAGATTGTTTTTGTAAAATAGTTTGAACTTTATTATCATGGTATGGATAGTATTTTGCATTATGCATTTTCCAACGGAAAGTTAAAGTATCAGGATACTGCCATTGACTATTAGCGTTGTTTACTTTTTCCCAAGGAACTTGCACATATTGATTTGTTTTTGGTTGTTGCTTACTTCCTAAAAACCCAAGATAATATGTTTGTTTATCCCATTCTGCTCTTGGAATTTCACCAAAGTCTGCATTATCTGGTCCACCATATTCACGAATTGAAAGAATAGTTGAAGGAATTCCATATGCAGAAAGTAAAGCCTTTATACTCCTTGAAGTTCCTTTGCTTTTGTATACATACGGAAGAGTATTTAATATCCTTCTCCAAACTTCTTTTGTTCTATTTTCTTCTGATTTTGAAAGGTATTTATTTATTGTTGTTTTACCTGTCCAAATAGGTTCACCACTTCCACTCAATCCAAGTGCGTATTCCCAAAGATCCTTTGTTTGAGTTCCACTTGAAAGTGTCCAACCTAAATTTTTTGTTGTTTCATAAACTAAATCTTGAGAAAGTCCATCTTTTGGATTTTCTTTTCTTGTGTTTTTCTTTAATATATGATCGGTATACAAATATAAAATGTCAAAATGCTGACCAATCATGTTTACAAATGTTCTGAATTGCTCACTCTGGCCATCATCTAATATGTATTCTGGTATTGCTTTTTGCAATGAATTATAATTTTTCAAATCATATTCAAGTCCAGAGTCAACTAAGTCATTATACCAATCAATACCAGTATCGGATAAAACAGAATATAATTTATATTTACCTTCTTTTGTTAAAATATGATAATCGCTAGAAGTTGGATCAACTTGATATTTTGGATAAGGGGTTATTGTTGCAGCAGATTGACTAGTATAAAAATTACTTGCAGTTGTTTCATAATACAACCATTTTTCAAAATCATCAAAACCCTGTTCTACTTTATTTCGTAAATTTTTAACGTTAACAACGTTTGCACTAACGGAACCAGTATAGGTATCCAATAGTAAAAGTTGTGTATTATATGTTTCAATTAATCCAAGTTTATAAAAGAAATTAGCACTTCTATCTTCTGCTGAAGAATAAAATACGAAGTTGGCAAAGTCTCTATAATCTACATTTAATTTTACACTAGAACCAGTATCATTAACATATCTATTTAGAATTTCTTGAGAGGTTTGTACGTTGGTTGACAACAAATCATTCCAAGACTTATATCCAGTTTCGGTATTTACCCAATAATCATAGTCAACTTCAAAATTTGGTCCCTTGATATAAGGAATTTTATCAATTGCTTCTTGACTTCTAACTACTACATTATCTATCCAAGGTTTTAGAATCTGACTTCCTAGCCAACATTCATAATATAAATCAATTTCAGGTGGGAGTGCATCATATAATTTTACATAAAAGTATGTGTTATCTCCATCGTTTGTAACATTTATAACATCAACTATTAAATTTTCACCAAAATTTAATACAACAGATGGTAAATACCGTGTTGAACCTAAATAACTCAACACAAATTGCTCTAATGAAGTCTTCGCAGCAGTATTTTCTGGATATTTAAGTGCTAATTTTAATTCACGTCTATCTTGTGAAATTTCTGCTATAAATAATCTTCCGTTTTCATCAGTAGCACCACCGATAAGATTTCTAAAAAAGTTATAAACAATTTTATAATTATCCGGCGGTAACTGTAATAAATTTTGAATATGGTCATGTACATCGATTAAAACATACTTTCTTGTAACTGTTTCGGTAGAAGTACCTATGGTAACACGCTCAGTTCTTGACTCTATTTTAAATGGAACATCATACAAAGAAGAGTTATCAACATAAGTAGTGTTTGGTAAAAATACGTGTAATTCAAGTGATGATTCCCTACCAAAATATTGTTCTTCTGGATCACTAATAACAGGCACGACTAATTTTCTTCGTATAGAAGTTAATTTAAACCGCGTACCACGAATAGGATTCGTTGCTGAAAGTATTGAGTCTATATTTGTATAATTAAAATTTGACATTAAAATATCCTATGTTATACTATAACTGTTTGTGCTTTTGTATATTGTTTAACCTTATTAGCATCTAATTTTTTTCCATTTTGTTGATTTGCACCATTAAATTCTAAGGTTGTCCAACGTACGTCAGAACGTCCCCAAGTTTCATCAGTAAGAATACAATTACTTGCATTAAATCTATTCATAGGTTGTTTTTCAGGTGTGGCAGTTACACCATCTATTACAAAAAGAAACTGATTGTTTGAACAATTAAAATCAGCCATTATCACCGTAACATCAGTAGTTCCACCTAAATCGGAAGCAGTCTGAGGATACCCCTTTAGAGTGTTCAATAAATTGTTTGAACAGTCATATCTATAAAAAGTATTACGCTGTGCATTTTCTACATCACCTACTAATTTAGTAAAAGCACCAGTTTGTGGACCACCTAATAAATCCTTTAATTTATTTTTAGAACAATCAACGGTTCCATCGTAAACAATTTGTGGTGAACCTTGTAATGAGGTTAACAAATTATTTGAACAATTAAATTCAGAACACTTAGATGGTGCTCCTGCTAAAGTTGTTAATCCAAGACCAGAACAATCAAATGTTCCATTAACAACACCAAAATTTACTGTAAGTGCTCCATTTTTTACTACTTGTGAAGATACTTTTACACTTTTGAGCACATTCATAACTCTATTACCATTTGCATCGTTACCATATGAAACGTCTGATTCTTGTAATCCAAGTGCTGTTAATATAGTAGAATCAGTAGTTGGTCCACTTGGTGGTGGTGTGTCCGTTGGAGTAGTTCCAGCAGAATCATTTGTTGGAGTATTTACTGAATTTTGTAAATCTATAATAGATTGTTTTGTATCGGATATAGCTTTATTTGTATCTTGAAGATTTTGCTGTAATTGTAAATTTTGCAATTTAATTTGTTCAATATCAACATCTTGTTTTGTATTTGTTGCACTTATATTATCTACCAAAGCAGTTTTTAATTCTTTTGCTGATTGTTCTGCTTGTTTTCTTTGAGCAACTACTTCATTTTGTATCCTTGATAATTTTTCATCGGCTTGTCTTTGTAATGAAACATTCGCTTCACGTAACCTTTCTGCTTTTGCAACAGCCAACGCTCTTTCTGCTGAAACCGATGTTAGAACATCATCAAATTTTGAAATTGTTTGTATTTGTTGACTTATAATAGAATCTTTAGTTGCCAATTGTTCTTGCATTTGATTCATTTGATATTGCATACCAGTAGTTGTGTTACTGTCCATACTAATCAAATTGGATATATTTGATAAGAAATTTTGTTTAGCTAATTCTTTTAATTGTGCGTCTGTTAATTTTGAAGTATCTATTGATAATGGAAGTATTGCATCTGAATTTGGCTTCATTATATCAGCCTGTGCTTTTTTTATCTTATCCATTACCGTCTTCTCTGCTTTTGCAGCAGCAGGTAGAGACTTAAAAGTAGTATCTATTATACGAGAAAAATCGCTACGTACGTATCTTCCGTCCAATACTGCTACGTCAAGAACTCCTTGATTTTGAATTTCACTATCATCAGTATAACTTATTATCCCACCAGTCAATATATCACGTTCTAACATAATTATCTCGTAACCTTAAAGTAATAATTGTTATCAAATATCTGAACATTATCTCCACCCGATGTTTCTACTTTTAATACTATTCTATAAAATCTTTCTGGTTGAAAAGAATTCATCCATAAATTAAAGTAACTACTTGTACCGTCACAACTTATTTTAGAACCAGTATAATCAAACGGTAATATTATTTCATCTGTGTGTGCGTCTCTTACTTCATAATAAGATGAAGAAGGTAAATAATAGTTTGTTAAATGATACGCTTCAGTTGTATAATTTTTTTGTGGAAATCTTTTATTAGCGTGTATTTTTATTTTTGGTTTTTCATTTTGAGAATAAAACTTTTTTAATTTAATATTAGGTGTTAATCCATCAATATTAACTTGAGTTAAACTACCAGTAATAAATATAGAATCATCCCATACAACGTGTAATCTTGGAACATATATTGTATTACTATCTGTACTAAAAAATTTTAAACTTGTTAAACTTTCACCTGAATTTTCAAGTTCATCACTAAACTTTATAATCATACCGTCATTAACAAATTTACCAGAACCAGTTATCCACTTTTTAGCTATTTGTGTAATGTCCATGTAAACATCGGAAGATTCATAAGAGAAAGATTGTGTACATTCTACATTATCATAATCCCACCATGTTCCACCACCTTCTTTAGAACTGTATGAAGAAGTAACAAAAGCCGAAAGATTCACACCAAATAAAAGGTTAGCGTCAACCCAAGTTTGAGAAATAGAATCCCATTCGTAATTTTCAATAGTAGGTGGAATATCCCATTGAGTTCCAGTTATTTTTGAATTAGAATATTTCCAAGAAACGCCATCTGTAGTTATTGGATTATTAAAATATCTACCAGTTCCATTAGTCCAAGAAGAACTTAATGGATAAGCGTAAACAACATATTCTTGTGGTATTTCTCTAACATCAGCAGAACGTAATGATAAATAATATTTTGCATTTTGTGAAATTTTACCACCATTTACTTTACTTTCAATTTCACTCATATCAAACTTCATCAATATACGACTGTTATAAACAAATGATGCAGTTGATGCTTTTTGGTGAGATAATTCTAACAACTGATCCAATCCTGTATTGAGAGTTTCAAACTGTTCATAAATAGTTGTATCTTTTTGAGCGTATAATGTATAAATCATCCGAATGCCCTCACTCTACCAATAATATCATTATCTGGATATTTTATTTCAAAAATTGAAGGATCTAAGGAAGGAAACACAATTCCGTTCCTTGTTGCTTCTTGTAAATTATAAGCATGTGGTGAGTATCCTAATGTTTGATCATATTTGTTTGTTAACCTAACATCAACAACAGTTTGTACACCGTCAATTCTATCTAATTCAGTAAATATATTACTAATTATAATAGGTTGATTTATTTGCCATTTATTTATATCAAAATATTGTTTTAATCTGTTTATACATCTTAATATAACTTGATTACTATTTTGATCTGGAAAAGTTATTATATCAAACTCAATTCCGATATTAATTATATATGCGTCACGAATATTAATGGCATCCGTTAATATTCTATGGTAGTTCAAATATGTTTTTAAGTTTTCTTTAGTTGCATCATTAATAACCGTCAATTTATTATCAGCATCATATCCTAATACATAAAAATTTAATGCTAAATTGTTTTGTATTCTTTCCGTATTGTATATCGATTCAACTGTTAAATTTGTATCTTTTGTAATATACGCTTTTGCAATAGAACCATATTTTGAAGGTAATGTATATGCTCTAATAATATAATCTTCTTTTGTTACCGCTCTGTTTTGTGCAGCAAAATTAGCTAAAGCATTGTTACGTATTTCATTAATTTCATCACCAAGTTTACCACCAATGGCAGGCTTTGGATTTGTAACTGCCAAACTTGCAATTATTTGAGTATATAAAATATTATCAAGACCAATTTCATCGAGTAAAATACTTCTGCTTAAAATTCTCGTAAGTGTATCACTAGAAACATTATCTGCCATACCCTTACCGGTTGTATAATAAATTCTAATTGTAGTATTATTTGGAGCAAGTCCATATGTTTTAGTATATAAAAAATTAGATGGGTCTATATCCAAAGAAACAGAACTCTCAATACCAGTTAAAGAACTTCCAATTAAATCTGGATTTGGAATTAATTCCTCATCATCCAAATCAGCAACACCTGCACCAAACTGTATTTCATATATCCCTTGATCAACTGTCCTTACTGTAAATCTTCTTGAAACTTTCTTTAATTTAAGAAGATAAGGAGTTTCATCTCTATACGCTGAAAGTTCAACATCGTTTCTTGCAATGTTTATAACTGGGTTAAATATAGTGTCAGCAGCGAGGTACGGTACATTATACCAAGTGTTATTATCTTCATCAATACTATATAAAATTTCTATAAGATCTGGATTATTCAGTACAACTCTATCGTATGGTTTTGGGTCTTTAAATTCATAATCAAAATATTCTACTTTACCAGAAACCGCTCTTACAGATTTTTTTAATAACCAAAATAAAACTTCACCATTTGCATCAACTTCAAACGGAGTAACTTCGGTTGGATCTATGTTGCTACTAAATTTAAAATCAACAAAATCAACTGTTCTAAATTCAACATCAGAATTAGTTGTTGCACCAACTACCATACCAGGTTCTATTGCGAATGCGTATGAATAATCTGGTACAACTTGACTTCCACTATCAGAAGTTATAGTTTTAGCAGGAACTATTTGAAAAACATCAAGTTTTACATTAGCAGCAATTCTATTTTTTGGCATATAACCAAGTGATTGTGCAATATTTAATATATTTACACGCTCAGTTGAATGTAAAATCATTGATTCTTGTAAAGTAACATCAGTATAGTATGACAAAACATCACCAACATACGCAGCCATTTCTAAAAACATCATTCCTGGAGATGTTTCATTAAAATCCTGATATGTGTTTGGGAAATAATTTTTTGTAAAATCAATAAGGTTTTGTTTCAAAGAAGAGAAATCTCTTGAAAGATAACGAATGTCTTTTTTAACTAAATCAGCCATTATAGATTGCCTCTTTTATTTGTAAGTTTCCTGTATCCGATATAAATATCTGTATAGGTAGATAAATGTTTGTACCACTAATTTTTACAACCAATTTTATAGAAACCGCATGACCTGGATCATCTAATCGTGGGTCAACAGCTGGTATTATAGTTTCCAATTGAACTATTGTTAAAAACGGCATCCATTCTGTAATTGCAGTTTCTATTTCAGAATTCAATCTACTTGTAAATTCTTCCTCACTTGAAATATTATCAAACAATACAGTACGAATTTCTGTTCCAAAGGTTGGTAACATATAGCGTTCACCTTTTGAGGTCAACAAAAGATTTTTCAAGTTAGATAAAACTTGTTGAGTATTTGTAAAACTTTGCCTAAATATTCCTGATGCAGCATTAAATGGAATTAAAATTCCAATTGGTTTACCTAAGTTTATATTAGGATTATTAGGATTTACAAATTCTCTTTTTCTTCTAAATGTTGCCACGTATTATCTCCCTTTTTTTTCATCCATTTTTTTAACAAGTGCAGAATAATCGCGAGTCAACGCTTTCATAACATCTTCAGATACTTGCTCTGATTCATAACCTTTAGGAATTACACTATTATTTCCTCTCATACCAAAACCTTGAGCATCTTGTGAAGTAAAGTGAAATTCATCATCCATCTCAGCACTTTCTTGTAATGTTCTACGAGTTTCTGCTAAAATATCTTGTACAGAACCATAGCCTGTTTTAGTTTGTTTTGGTTTTACAGTTGGTTTTGGTTTATCTCTATATTGGTTTATTAAAGACAAACCATGTTCAATAGCCTCTTTTTGACTTTTTTTACTTACTGGTGGAGTATTTAATTTTTTATCCAAAGCGTAATCTATTTCTTCTCTGATTATCTCTCGGATTTTCTTAAAAAACTGATTTGATTCCATCTGAATACCTACTCAAATAATTTTTAATAATAACCTCTCTAAAAATATAAATATCATTTTTATATATTTTCAGTAATTTAAGGAAACCAAGAAGTATCTTTATTATATAAATCTTTTATGACGGTTTTACATTACCACTAAATTTATAATTAAAATGCCATATTTCGTTCCAATACGAAAACCAGTTATATTTTTGACCATTTTCACGAATCCATTTTTGTGCAGGACCCTGATATTTTTCTTGATATTTTTTATAATCGCCTGATAAACCCAGTGCTTTTGCTGTTTCGCCCGTACCTCCTCCTGCAACGTCAATTGCTCTACCTTTCTGATGATAAGACCCTTCTCTGTATTCTTTCCCGTATTTAGTATGGTATCCAAGTGGTGGTGCAACCTGACCCGGCTCACCACCCGAAGTTAAACTATCACGTCCAAATTTCATAATTGGCCCATATTTGGGAGTAGACGGTGTTAACCATTCATGTGGCCAGAATACGGGAGGTCCACCCTTTTTACCTCTGTCTTTTTTCCAAATCCTCACCTGATCGTCAACTGTTCTTGTTGGATCTGCGTTGCTTGTAATTGAAAATCCTGCTGCTTTAGCAGCAGCTTTCATTGCATTAAAATCAGGTAACGCAGATAATCTCAGATATTGCTTCGATTCACCTGGTATAAGTCCTATCAAACCTGCTGCAACAGCTTCAGGTCTTTCTGTAAGAATTGTTCCGCCATTTCCATCGCTACCACCGTCCTCTCCCCTCACTATAGCTAGTTTTGTATTTTTTCCTTCATTTGATTCGGATGGTTCTATTTTTGCAGGAGCAGGTGCAGCAGGTTTTTGGTCAATATAAGGTAATAAGAAATTATACATTCTACCTGTTAGTTTTCCTTTTTCATTATCTACTCTTTTGTAATAATCTTTGAATATATCAGTTGTATAAATTTTAGAATCTAAACCACCGACTCTATGACCTTCGGGTGCAGATTTTACATTAGAAACAAATACCGCACCATTTACCCAATTATCACCTGCTAATATTGCAAAATCTTTGAAGTTTGTTTCTTTTATAGCAATATGGTATGGACCACCACCTGGAATAGAATCAGCACCACGTGGAGTTGTATTACCACCAAATGTAACCATTTTACCAGTTTTATCAAGATAAACTAAAACCTCTGCATATAATTGGTTTGATTGTGCCGTATGACTTTTAACCGCAGAAACAACACCCAATTTCCAATTTAAAGAAATTATCTTATCTAATAATTTTTGCCCTCTCTCAGTTAATGTACCGTCTTTCTTTATATGGTAATCAACTATGAATATTGCAATATCTCCACTATCTTTTAGTAACTCATCTGAATTTAAGTTTGCGGTATCATACCAAATTTTACTTGGCTTGAAAACAAGGTCTTGCATACCAGCTGCTTTTAAGTCTTTCCACTTCCACTCTTTGTTACCAGGATAATTTATTAATTTACCCGCACTTAAAACTTTTTCATGGTAAGTGTTTATGTTCACATTTATATCACCGTGTAGAGAGTATCCCGATTTTTTTAAACAATGGTCAACCCATATACCAGACCATTTTGGCCACTCTCTCCAACTTGAATCTTGATTTTTCTTATCAGTTATTGTTGTGTTTACAGCGTTACCAATTCCAATCTGAGAACCCTTGTTTGTTAAAAACACCTTTTCTAGTAATGTCATATGTAATTCATTACCAGCTTCAAAAACATATCCTATATTATCGTTATACACACCAACATCATAAGCATTTAATAAAATTGGAATGTCTAAAAACGATTGAATCTCTTTTTGTCCTTTTATTAATTCCAACCATTTTCCTTTTACTGTTGGTTCTTTTATATCATCAAACGAGCCACTATGTGGTGGCCAATAAGGAACTAATCCAGTTATTAAATTTTTTCCATCATCCGATACTAATTTATTTTCATTTGCAACAACCCCATATCCTGGGTTTTCTTCAGTTCTCCATGCCCAATATCTTTTATAATATTTTTGTTTTTTATCAACCATCTCCGCTAAAGTCAATGGTTTAGCCTCTTTAGTTGGTAAAATATAAAATCTATGGTTATATTTTCCGTCCAAACTCACAGGAGTTTCATCTTTTGGTGGTGGTAATGGATCTTTTGCAACTTCTTCTTCTTTTGCACCTTCAGGTGATTCGTTTGATTTTAATTTTGCATCTTCTTTTTGTAAATCATTACAATCATTTGAAGCGGTTGCTACTTGTGCATTAGTTCCATTTTCTTCTACAACTTCGGATGTTACCGTTTCACTTGGTCCAGAAGTGTTTTGAGCTGTTGGTGGAGAACTTGGCATACCTTCTTTAAACATTTCATATTCTGCGTTTCTTCTCTTTCTAAGTCCTTCCATAACCACACCCTTTGATGTTTTTGGACCATTTGCAATAGCGTTTGCTGCTCCTTCATAGTCTTTTGCATTTACAGCTGCTATTGCTTTTTTTATAGCAGCACCATTCATACCGGTATTGAACCCAAGAGAAAGCATTGCGTTAAACATATTCTGTGTAACTGGCTCTTTCAATCTGTCATTCAATGGTTTAGCGAATCTTGGTATATCTTTTTTCTTTAATGCTAAAACCTCAGCTTCTGTCATCTTTTCTCGTCCACCGAGATACTTTGAATAAAAATCTCTCTCACCGGCACCAATCAAATGACCAATTCCAATAGTTGGATAACCTCTTGCTTGTGAATAATCACTTATAATTTTACCACCCTTATCATCATAAACTTGATAACGAATGCCCTCATATTGTTTTAAAAATTTTAAACCTTTTTCATCTGCAACAATATTTCCTGGTTTTAACCAACCTGGTCCAGTAGTTTGTAAAGTTGTGGTTGTTACTGTTTTTTTTGTTGGTGTTGCCGTACCACCCGTTCCTGCTGATGTTGATGTTGGATTTGGTGTGCCACCTGTTCCTGTTGATGTTGCTGCACCACTCGGTGTTGCTGCTTCACCCGTAGAACTAACTTGAATATTATCTTTAATCCATTGAGCAGTAACAGGAACTAATACCATGTGGTTTGGTTTTTTTTGTTTTATGAAATCTTTACCAAAAAGTTGTGCGGTAGCATCATAACCTGGATTATCGAAATTATCTGCACCTGCTGCTGGACCACCTGAAAAGTAGTATGTATTTGGATTTTGTTTTTTAGCAGTTTGTATTGGTTTTTCATCACCTATATCTGGAGCCCATGCACCTGCAAGTAAAATAGTATCCCAATATTTCCAACTACCACCAAAAGTTGGAATATTTCTTGTTACAAAAGCAACACCACCAGAAAAACCCACAATTATTTTTTTAGAAGGTTTTATTCCATATCTAGTTAGTATTGATTGTAACTCATTCCAAGATTCTCTCGCAAATGTGTTAGCGTCATAACCTTTCCAGTGGTTGCCGGTTGAACCCTTTCCACCAGATGTATACATTGGTGTATAAACATTAAAATCCGTTAAAATAGAATACCCGTTATATTTAGCTGAAGCAGATGGACTTCCAGGACTTCCATCTTCATTTTCTGGCCACATATATTCACCAGGAAGTGCAACGCATGCTTTACCTTCACAACCAAAATCCACTCCTAATGGTATTCCACCACAACAAAACACAAGTGGTGCATTTAACGCTTTCTTTGAGGATTTGAATCTACCCCATTTACTTCTAAGTTCTACTCTCGGTTCTAATGGACCTGCCATTTATATTTCTCTATAAATTAATCAAATAACATATATTATAAATATACTTAACGTGTTTTATATTTACCACCAACTAAATATGCAGTTTTTAATAAATCTGGAATTTCTTTCAATGTATCACTTCCTCTTGATTTACCAGAATGAGGAAGTCTACCTGGATATGCAAATCTCATTGTTTTTACTTTTGCAGCATTAGATACGTGCAGACAAACTCTATCACTTGCATTACCCTCACACGTAATAACTTGTCCATTTGGACCATCAATTCCAACAACTATACCAACATGACCCGAACCATCAGCACCAGGTGCAGGTGGTGTGTGAAAGATTGCCCCAATTTCTGGAGTAGTAGACGAAGCACCACCAAGTAATGGGGGTTTACTGTTTGAATAAACCAATAATCTAGCACCTGCGATCATTAAAAAATTATCTGGCTGTTTTGCTTTCTTTTGATCTTTAGTAGCTATACCCTTTGCTTGTACCTTTGCCATAGCGTCTCTGATAACAACCGAACAAAACATAGCACACCAAGCATCTGTTCCGGGTTTCCATCCAAATTGTCTTTTCAATTCGTCAACTAAAGGTCCACGCCCTCCTGCATCTTCCCATTTTTGTCCAGGTACTCCTTTCTTTAACCACTCCAATGCTGTATTTACAATTTCAACTTGTAGTTCGTTTAAGCCAGAAGTATTAACACCTATCTTAATTCCAGTATTATTAGGATTAATAGATGCTGCTGCATCTGCTGAAGATTCTTCTTTTTCCTTGGGTGTGCTTGTTACAGGAGTATTTACAGGAGTAGTTGCACCTGCTTGAATACATGGACTGTTACCACCTCCACTTATTCCGTCTCTTTTTTCACCAGGTGTTTCTGCTTGTTTTATAATATAAACACCAACCTTTACATCACTCCAATCTTCTGCCTGTTCTTGTAATCCGTTTAAATCTTCAGGATCTTCTATTATGCCTTCTATTAATTGAATTTTATTTTTAATTTCAACTTTTGTTCCATCCAATTCTTCTTCTATTTCTACTTCTTCTACAGCAGGTAACGCCATTATTTTCTCCAATTATCAAACTATAATATTATCAATTTGTAATTTAGTTTGAATTAAATTAGTATTTAATTTAACTGAGTTTGTTTGGTTAATACCAATGAATTTTTTAACTCTTATATCAGAATTCCATTTTTCATTCTTTCCACCCAAACCTTCAGTTATTCCTTCAAACATAGTTTCATTTGTTAATTCATTCTTACTAACATCAAGTGTACCACGAATATTCAAATTTGCATTATTTAATGATTTTAAATCGTTATCAGATAAATTAACATCACCAAAAACAGTAGTTGGACAACCAGATGTTGTTGATGATTTTCCACAACCTAAATTTTCTAAACTACTTATTCTATTTTCAGATAAATTCAAATTTTGTCCTATTGAACTTGGAAGTCCATCTAAATTTTCTAATTTATTTTTATTAGCAAAATAATTTCCACCAACAGATGTTGGACCAAAATCTAAAGATTGTAATTCGTTACCAGAACAATCAAAATCACCTTCTACTACATCTGGTGCATTTACTAAACTTGTTAATCTCATATTCTTACATATAAATTTACCGTTAACATTTTTAATTTTAAATGGTATGGATGTTAATGGTAAATTATCAGGAGAATCGTCGCCTCTAAAATCCATACCACTTCTTTTTCCAGTTAATGTAATGTCACCGTTATATGAAATTACATTTCCTAAAGAATCTTTTACTGCTAATGCAGGATCAAGTCCCATAACATAAACTGGATCGTTTATATCTGGTTCTTCTTCCGATGGATCTGAATCCTGAAAACACTCTATGTCAGATTGGTTATTATTATTTCTGTCATACACTATACCCAACGCATCATCATACTGTTTATCAGTAAGACCATGTTTTTCTTTATAATCTTTTTCTGCGTCTGGATTATATCTATTTTCTTCTTCTAATGTTTCAGTATGCTCTTTTAGTCCTTCTCGTAGTTCGTCAGATTTCTCATTCAATTGTTGATATTTATTCAAATTGTCTATGTATTGTTGAAGTTTTGTAACACCGTCTTCTTCTATACCAAATCCCAATCCTATAGCAGCAACTTTTTGAATACGATAATCAATTTTATTAAATGTTGTTAGCCAAGTTCCTTTAGAAATAACTTTTTGATCTGGACTTGCATCATCTCTAACCGTTGTATTTATTGGTTGAAGTAACGATAAAAATTCTTTAGAAAGACCTTTAGCTATTCTTTCTCCTTCTATTCTGTCCTTTTCATCTTCTGAATAAAATAATACCGATGCGGATACTATTAAATCCAACGATTGTCTTGTATCTAAATAATTTTCATCAATAATTCTTATCTTAAAAACATCATCAGTTGATGTATATGTTTCAATGGTCTTTATATCAGATAATGTTTTTATGTTTTTTGAAGAACTAAATAAATTAGTTAACGCATCTTTACCAACGTTTAAAGTTTTAGATAATATATCAGTAATCTCTGGTTTAGATGCAACTTCTACTAAATTTTTTAATTCTAATTGTTCTAATAATTTTTTCTTAATAGCATCAATATCACCATTAATGAGATTATCACTACCTACAAAATCAATAACACTTGTTATTGTAGATAATGTTTTTGCATCAACACCAAGACTAGTTGCTAATGTTTGTAAAACTCCAGGAGCAGCGTCTTTTAATGCGCCTAAAGCAGAGTCTTTTAATGCATCAACATTTATTTTTCCACTAAGTATAGAGTCTTTGACACTTTGTGTAAAACCGTCATACACCGCTGTTCGTGTATCCGCTAGTGCATATTCATACGTTAATGGAGAATTTGTTGTGGATTCAAACATTTTCTTTGCATTAATGTTTTCAGTTGGTGCAGGTTTTTCTCCATCTGCAGGTGCTTTATCTTTTTCTAAAATTACTATAGGACATTTATCATCTCCTATATATTCATAACCGTTTAAGTATTTTCTTGTTTTATCGGTTAACTCTAATTCAAAACCAGAGCAATATATCTTTGCTATTGAATATACTTTTGCTAATTTTCTATGTTTTGCTGCCTCTTCTGTTGTATGCGGATCATCAGGACATTCTATAAACTTAAAATTTTGTGGTAATGTAAATCCACTCTCTTCTACTGCTTTTGAGCATTTTAAGAATACAAAGTCATTTGCTGTTATTGAATATGCGGAAAAACCAGCCAAATTTTATCTCCAATTAAACGTATATTTTCGTTGCACCTGTAATTTCTTTTATTATTGTAGCGTCAAGTTTGATTTCTGTACCATCTGCTGCTTCTTGTTGGTATTGACCGTTGAATGTTTTTGTTTTTATTTCATTTACTCCTGCAAATATCGTTACATCGGTTAATGAACAATTGTCACATTGTAATTGGTTTAATGGATTTGATGTACCATTTGCAGAAATACCTCTCAATGAAGTTATCTTTATGTTTCCATCCAAGCGGTAAGCAAAACCAACTTTAGTTGGACCACCAACTAAACTATCCAATCTGTTATTGGAACAATCAAATGTACTTGTTACCTCAGTTGGTCCACCTGATAAAGTTTTCAATTCTGATTGTTTACATATATAATTTTTAGCTTTTTTAGGGCCACCTTGTAAAGATTCTAATTTATTACCTGAACAATCAAACTTATCGCCAACTTCGGTTGGTGCATTATTCAATGATGTAAGATCCATTCCATTACAAATGAAGCTACCCAACACAATACCAAACGGTATAGGTATTTCATTAAACCTTGTTTTTGTAATTGGGTTTGTTTTTGCTGCTAAATTAATGTCACCGTCATAATTCCATCTACCTCCAACATTTTTCATCTTAGTAGGTTCTAATCCTAATTGTTCGTATGTTAAACCATTTGGATAATTTGAAGAAACACTACCTGGAATTTGAGCACCCTGTGGTGGTGTATTAGAACCAGTTGCATTAGAACCAGTTGCATTAGAACCAGTTGCATTAGAACCAGTTGCATTAGAACCAGTTGCATTAGAACCAGTTGCAAAATCTCCACGTTCAGCAGCGTCTTCTGCTTCTGCATTACTCATACCCATTTCACTTGCAGGTGTTAGAGTAGCACCCGATGATTTAGAAATTTCTTCTAATATAGCTTTTTTCTCTTTTTCAATATTAGTCAATTCACTAATTATAGTTACAACATTAACCACTGGTTGCTCCAATTCTGCTCCTGCTAATATATCCGGTTTATCTCCACCAACTTTATTAGTTTCAACATATCCACCACCGCTTGCTGCTCTTTCCTTAGCTTTATCCATTTCTGCTTTTGTAGGACCGCCAGGATTTTCACAAACAAATACTTGATTACTTGGAAGTGATTTTAATGAAGAACGGAGTGATTTTATATCGGATTTAATTTTATTAAAATCTGGTGCGTTTGTTGGTGGAAGTGATTCACCTGTACCTGTTAGATGTGTTTGTTTACTTATAGATGAGCATAAATTTGCTAAAGAATCACATAAATCTCCAAGCCATTGTAATGTTTTATCACCTAACAAAACAGGAGATACTGCGTTTAAACCCAAATTTATACGTGGTGCTTCCATTTCAACAACAATACCACCATCTAAAGCTATTGCTTTTTGTGAAGAAAATCCAATACCTTCACTACTAAAACCCATAAGTTCTTGTTTTTTAGCGTTTAATAATATTCTATCGGATGATATTAAAATCTGATTACCAGCATTCACATTATCCACGTACAAATTAACACTACGATTTGCAGTAGATGCTGCTACATCTGATGCTGGTGTGAATGAAAAAGCCTGTCCAGAAGTCATCCATATCGATGAATCATCGGTATTTGGATCTTCGAGAATAAATTCATTAAAAGGTTTTTGTGGTGGGTTTGTACCATTTGAAATTATTAATATTGGATTTCCTGTTTCACCTAAGCCTTTTTTCCAAAGTGGTCGCTGTGGATATACTCTTCTTTCATCAACGGTAGAGCCCAATCTAATTGAGTTTCCCCATCTACCCTCAAGAATAATATCACCAGGGTAAGGTTGTATAGGATAAACGTCTAACCTTTCTGGAAAACCTGGATCTATCGTTTTACCTGTTTCTAAACGTGATTCTACTTTATTGTATGCGCCGTCTTCTGCATTTTTTCGTGTAGTTACATTTGATGTGGAAACTTGTCTTTGAAAATCAGTTACACCAGGAATACCGTTATGGTGAACAGAACTTTGTATTGAAATTGGATTTGTATAATAATATTCTTGTCCAGTTTTAAGTGCACTATTATAAGCGGTTGGCCCCTTTAAGAGCATAACAACTTCACCCTTTACTGGAATATTTTTTATATTAGCATCTAATGGTCTTGCAGCAATAACATTAGTTTGTGTTTGTGAGCCATAAGCTCCCAAAAACCTACAATAAATTGTATATAACTTTTCTTTATTTTTACCATCAAAATCTACGGTAACAACTTCTGCTGGAATATTCTCATATTCCTGACCATTCAGAATCGTCTTTTGTGGGTTTTGTGCCAATGTTGTTTTCCTCTTGTTCTTCTTGAATTTCCTGAATTCCTTTTAATAAGGCTTCTTTTTCTTCATCAGTCAAGAACGAGGAAGTTTCCTCTTGTTTATTACTTGTAGCACGTTGTATAACCGCTGCCAATTTAACTAAATGTTCATCATTCTTAACTGACACTTCCATTAAGTCTTTGATAGAAGGAACTAACATACCAGCATCACTTATGTTTGTTATAAGTGGTTTTAGGTCTGCAATTAATAAATTTAGTTGCCGTTCCTTTTTTTTCTGATTATCGTAAATATCTTTCAGCAAATCAGAAAACTTTTTATTTCCAAACAATTCTTGATCAAAGCTCATATAAATAAATATGTTAGTTGTTAATAATGTCTTGCAATTTATACCAAGATAAATTTGTTATGTTAGTACCGTTTCGGTATTCTCTATATAATTTTATATAAATGTATTTTATTCTATTTATAACGTTTGTAATATATTGTGAACTTATTCCTGTTCTTTCACGAACAAGAATATATATTGCTTTTTTATTATAGTTTTCTATATTTTCACGGGTTCTAAACAAATATAAAATTGAATCAGCAACTTGTACATCTCTTTTTTTGGTAAATATTAATGGTAAATATTTCTCCACTACATCCGTAAACAAATCAATAAAATCTTTTTTTTCTTCTATTAAATCTTTGCGTATTTTTTCATTAACTATATTTCTTTCACTATCAATTGTTTCCATTCCCTGACTACGTTTGAAGTGATAATAGTTTTTATTGTTTTCCGCAATTAGATAATTCTTAGCAACAATAGAAAAATAAGAAAACGCTTTACCACTTTCTGCTTTATATTTATGAATTTTTTCATGTAAAAAAGCAACCACTTCGTGTTTAACGTCTTCATGTGAAACATCAAAATTATAAAACTTGAATCTATGAATCATTATTTCAGCAAGTTTATAAAATGCAGGATGAATTTTTTTAGTGTATATTATATTGCGTTGTATATCATCTTCTGTAGTATTGTACTCAACAATTGCATCTTCTGTTTCTTGAGTAAAATATATAGTTTGTTTTACTTTTGTTATACTCATGCGTAATAATCCTTTTCAAATTTTGCATCAAATTTTTGTTTTTCAAGAATACTTGTTTTTTCATCACCCATTGGTTCTTCACCGAAGTAAACTGTAATATCATTCACAATATCTTTCATTTCTTTAAAGAAGTAGCCTGTTTCATCATCTGCTTCAAATGAACCAATCCTATCCAATTGTCTTAAATAAGATTGCTGTGATAATACTCTATTCTTTAATTCTGCTAAGAACTTTTCATTCTTCGTTAATTCATCTACCGAATTTTCTGCCATTTCTTCCATCTTTTCAAATTTTCTTAAAAGATTCACATTTATGTAAATAGAACCAATTAACAATACAATAGTTACATAAACTAAAATAACCATAACTTATCTCCTCTGATGTTTTGGCTGAATAATAGTATCTATTACACCCAATTCCAATGCTTCTACTGGTGTAATGTAAAAATCTTTAATTGTAGTTGTTTTCCACCATTCAACATCTTTTTTGGAGTTTGTGTACATAATATCTAAAAGAATATCTTCTAACTTTTCCATGTGTTGAACATTTGCTTTCATATCAGAAGATTTACCGTAAATATCAGATGACATTTCATGGAACATTATTGTACTGTTTTTAGATGCCGCACGAACACCTGTTCTTGCACATAGAATAAGAGCAGCAGCGGACATTGCACATCCACGTACAATTGTGTTTACTCTAACATCTAAACTTTGAATATAGTCAATTATACCCAACGCTTCGTATACAGAACCACCTGTTGAATTAATAACAAGATTTATTGGGTCATTTTTTTTATCGTCTTCTCTCATGTGTATAATTGCTCTAATACGAGTAATTAAATCATAAAGAGTACCGTCCATAATTTCACCAAACAAAAGAACACTTGAAGCATTTACGTCAATACCGTAATCCATTTGAGTAGTTGCTTCTTTCCATCTTAATGGAATATCTTCATCAGATTTCTCTTTCTTTATAACTCTATGTGTATCTTCAATATTTCCGTCATACAAATCTTCCATAACTAACTCCTATTATATTTTTTATTTTTTATACAGAAATCCCCCGTCTGTAACCATGATTGGGGGTTTCTTGATAAAATTGATTTTGTTCCAAACTATCAACAAATATACTCATTTCTTCCTCAGTTTCCAAGTCTTTTTTTTCTTCAACTTCTTCTGTATCAATAACTTCAGTAACTTCATTTGTAAATACAGGTGTAGTTACTGCGTCTGTAATTTGTGATTCTACTTTATTTACAACCAATGTTTGTTCTTTTTCTTTATGTTTAAGATGATTTGCAGCGATAACCAAACTCACAGCCAATGGATCAAATACCGAAACAAGAATGAGTATAAACCAATTCACAATAATATCCATCGGTTTTCCTGTTAACCTACTTAAATAAAGTAATGGACCTATTTCAGAAGTAAATGTTGAATTTTCTAATACTAATTTTTGTTGTTCTAACAAAGCAACTGAATCAGATAAACCAATAGATTTT